CAGCTAATCACCTCACCATATTGATTATCACTTACAAGATTTACTCCTAATACATCATCAAAATGTTTTTCTTGATTTGGTACATATCGTCCGAATTTACAAATGATATTTTTAAATGTTTTTAGCTTTTCAATTTTATCTTGAATTTCATTTGGATAATAGCCCGTATAAATCACAAAAGTATCATTTACACCTTTGCTACGGAAATACTTAATTAAATTATAAACATCTTCAAATTGCATCATTGGTTCAAGCCCACCAATAACAATAGCTTCTGAAATAGGATTTGAGATATACCTATTAAATATTTCATCAATAGGTGTATCAATGTCCTTTTGTTTAGCTAAGTCACTATTTTGGCAAACTGTAACTGGAATATTTGCTTCAATACAGCACTTCCAGTTACAAGTGCCAATAGAGATGAACATACAGGGCAACTTGAAGTTTACGAAATCTTCATCGACTAAGCCCTTAATTTTCATTTATTCTCCCATACCGCTGCTGGTATTTTCCCATTTACGCATACAATACTCTTTCTTACGAGCATTAGTCCATGTGTTAATGGGCGTATAAAAACCAACTACTCTCGTATATTCTGTTGCAATAGGCTTACCACAAACAGGGCAAGTTGTTCCATAAAAAGCGTGATTATCTTCGCAGGCTTGAATTTTAGTATTAAATGCAAAATAGGTAACACCTGCATCAGCTATGTAACAAGTCATTTTATAAGCTTTATCAAAGCTATCAAAAGGACTGTCTATATTTGCGTGAAGAATTGAACCACCATTACAGAACCTATCAAACATTGCCTGAATACGAATACGTTCTTTCAATGTAGTTTTAATTCCCAGAGGAATAAACTGATTACCATAAAGAGGAAGGTCGTAAATATTTGCTTCGGGGTAGAAAAATTTATCCTTATTCATAAGTTTCGATGCTGCACTTTCACCCGGTATCTGTTCAGTATTTATCATATAATCACAATGATTGTCAGCGATGAATTTATCAGCAACTTCTCTCATTGTATCGAATATCTGTTTGCCAAAAGTTGAAGCCTTATCAGTATAATATACATTTCCAAACTCATCTGTGGTAGTACAGCCAAACTTTTTCATTGTTTCATATATACCAATAAATCCAATCGTATTGTACAAGTGTTCAAAATCAACAAGCTGGTAAGAGAAATTCGGAAGCAGACCTTTTTCAACATCTCTTCTGATGATATTTCTAACAATATCCAATGCTCGAATATTTGATAATGTTCTAACTTTGAGTTCTTCAAGATATTCTTCCTTGGTGTTTGTATCAAGTGCCAGACGAGCAAGATTAATTGTTGATACCTTAACAGAACCAACCTTTAAAGCTGTACCACCCACTGAATTAAAATAGCCAAGGTCACGAATATCAGATTTAAGTCTACAGCAATTAGAAAGACTTGAAACATTATCGTCAATAAAGAGGTTGCTATCTGACCATTTCATATTGTGCTTAATTGCCCACTTGGCAAAATTCTCATCTTCAAATTGACCATTCTTACGAAGAAGTGAGATTGTGCTTACCGGAAATGTAAACATATTTTCAGAGCGTATGTCAGACATAACTTCCATATAAAGTTTTTGAAAATCAATAATTTCATCTTCAAAATCAATCATATATGTACCATCCGGGAAAGTGCTTCCTCCAAAAAGTGCTTCAAAATACGGTCTATCAAATACGGAGGTATTGGTAAATGCTGACTGCTGCCCATCACGCACGCAAGGTTGATTCACGGCGTAAATAAATCTCTGAAATGCCTGTTCAGCATATTTCTTTTCAGAATGAGATGTCCTTACTCCCATATAGTCATTTTCAATATCTTTATGCCAAAAATAAAACATATAAGGAATAAGATTAGGAAGTCCACAAGCACCAGAACTTCTATTGCTTGCAAAGTTTATGTATTCTTTGACAAAATCAACAAATGTTACAAGATGTTTGGGTGGCTTTGGATTAAAATTATCACTTAGAAAAAACAAACCCTTTTCAGCAACATCTTTGAGGTCGTACGCAAAACAATAATGTTTAAATGTACTGGTATCTCCATCGTGCATATAAAGTTGACCTATCCATTCACGCCATAACCAGTCATTTGCTGCCTTAAATCCATATTTCTTCTGATATTCATAATGTATTTTATTATAAGCGAGAAGCTTTCTATGAGGTTTGGGCATCTCAGTAAGGAGCGTTACTATATCCTTTCTCCTTACATTACTATTTCCATCAATACTTGAATCTGCAACCGTAGTTTCATCAATAAAATTATCAATAAAATCGGTATATGAAAGCTGTGCATCATCAAAGCCATTTAGCCTTGCAATATATGTACCATATTCACCTTGAAGTTTATTATATTGTGTTGTAAAATTTTTATCTAATCTAATGCTTATTTCCATTTTATCACTCCATGCTATTTATCCAATTATTAGCTTCCTTAAATTTCATTCTTACATCATCAACTTCAAGAATAGGAACGTTTGTTATTCCCATTTTAATCATCTTATCAACATCATTAAATACCGAATATTCGATATTTTTAGCATTAAGTTTATTGATAAGTACCTTGCATTTAGGACAACCTGTAGAATATATAACTATCATTTAATCACCCTTTCAATTTAAATCTTAATTCAAATATCCACTCTAAGTAATCATCAATCTCAGACCAATCTTTGCACCTGCGTACAAAATGTTTATCATCGTCATAATTTCTATTCCAAGGATAGTCAAGTACAATCTTGCTGTATTTACCACCTATGAGGTTATCATAACAATCATCAATAAGAACATCTATTTCACTGAGCAACTGTTTCTTTTGAATACAGATAAGTCTCTTACGAATATTCAGAAATGGAAGTGTTCTCTGTAACCAATTAGCCTTTTTAAGTATATTCGCAGGTTCGGTAGATGTTACAATATAAATAGTATGACCTAAATCGTTCCACTTTTTAAGAACATCTGCACAACCGTCAATTACAGAAATGCCTTTCCATACTCTCTTATCAGTGAACAGCTTATAGAAATTATCTTTATACTCAGACTTAACAAAGTTCTCGATGTAGTAATCGGTGATATTATCTGGTGTGAGATTATCGTTATAGTCTTCATTATAGACTTTAAGAACGCTCTCAGTAAGATTGTTTAAGACATTATCACAGTCAACACCAATAATCACTTTATCACGTCCTTTATAAAGTCTATTGTGTTGTTTCTAAGGTCATCAAGAGAACCGATGTTCTGAACAACATAATCGTATTTATAATTCTCTGCTACTGCCTTGTCTGCCGAATTATCGGCTGTAATTGCCTTATTGGACTTAACAAATACTGTCTTTGCATTAAGTGCCTGTTTAAGACGTTCAATCTTCTTAGGCTCTCTGCAATCAATAAATAACCAATCTCCTTCAAGCCAGTTTTGATGAAAGTTATCAGCAATATTAAGACAATCCTTAAAAGGAATATCGTCATATTCTTCAAGAGCGTTATTTACATCGCAAAGAAGTTTTCTAAGCTTATTAGACTTATCCTTAATGTTAATACCTTTACTTTCAAGCATATCTCTTGTAAAATCTACATAAGAGTAATGAATTGCATCAATACCGTATTCATTTATGTATTTTACAAACGTATCTTTACCTGAAGCGTGTACTCCATTAAGAATAAATATTTTCTTAGTCAATCTTTATCATCTCCTCTAATCTTTTATATTTACCGCAACTCTTATTTTCAGGGCAGAATGAAATCTTATTAGCTTCACACTTGGGAACGCAATAAGGTGCAAGTTCAGGACAAGTATCAATTACACATTGTCTCATTTTCTGTGCAAGTTCTCTTATTTCCCACTGCGCACGAGTACAAAGTCTTTCATTAAAGAAGTGCATTAAATTTCTAAAATCAAAAGAACAGTCAATAACTGTACAACAAGCGTTAGGAAGTATCATTCTTGCATCTTCAGCAGGAATACCCATTGAAATCAGATCGTTGTAAGATGTTTGAATACGTTCCATAATATTCTTATAAATTGTATCTGCCGATTGATTATTGGCAATAGTCTTAGGAATTACATATTCAAAACCGTCTTCTATACAATATCTCTGACTTCTTACTTCAAATTTACCTGTCCTGTGACGTGTTATCTGTGCAAGTAAAGCCCTTGAAACACCCTCGATGTGAAAATGAAACTGAGCAAATTCCATTACTGACAAATGCCCTGAATTATAGCACTGTTTCACAATCTTACCTGTAGATGAGGGCTTACTGTTATAACAGTTACCAGCAGCAGATTCCATTGCAAGAATAGGCTCATTTGTGTATCTTACAAGTTCTACTTTCAATCCTCAACCCTCCACTTATCAAACTGACTAAGTATCTTACTCATTACTTCACTACTCTTATCTGACTTAATTTCTACCTCTACAGGTTCGCTTAGATTAAGAGAAAGAATACCCATAAGAGACTTACCGTCCGTAATAAACTTGCCGTGCTGAACACTTATATCTGTACCTTTAGGACAGCTACTTGCTACTCTGACAAATTCTTCTACATCTTTAACAGTTACAAGATTTGCTGAAAAAACAGCCACGCTCATATTTATACTTTCAATTTTATCGCTCATTTTATCACTTCCTTTTAATTTAACAGCGGATCAAAATATCTTGTCTTACGTTTGTCAAGAATACTCATATAATATTCGGTTTCCTCATTAGTTGCTTTATGTACTTTAGTAGGTGCTTCTGAGTTAATTAGCTCATACTCCTTAGTCATCTTATTCATATAATGTCTAAAATGCTTTAAACACCTCGCATTTCTATCCCACTGTGCTTCGGTCATTCTTCTGTTTCAATCCTTTCTATAGATTTTATATTTCCCTTTAAATAATCAAAATAGCTTACTGTTCCTAATCTTCTCGGTACTTTAGGTAAAACGTCCGTGTCAACTATAAATTCAAGAACATTACCACTAAAGAAGATACCGTTTTCATCATAAATAGGTGTGTACTGATTAAAATAATCTGTGTGTGTATCCTGCTTAATATCCCCTATTATAACTGTTATCTCGTTATCTGTATCAAGAGTTATCTTAAATCTGTCCCCAACATTTTCAGCATAATATGTTCCCATTGCAACTATGTAATCATCACCTATTCTGCGAAAACCGTCTTCATCAGTCCAAGCAAACTGTTGAAGTTCATACTGAGCAGAAGTTTTATCAGTAATACAACGGTAATCCATATAGGTTTTAAACTCAGTATTGCAAGTTGGAATATCTAATGTTTCTATTGGTATTTCTATAGGGACTTCATAATATGTATTAGTAATGTTGCTTGATTTAGCAAGATTTTCAGCGGTGTATGTTATACTTGAATTTTTGTTTTTCATATTATTATTCACTTCTATTTTATTTAAAGCAGAAGTTAAAGAATAAAAACCGGTTGCCTGAACGATAATACTTAAAGCCATAAAACCTGTCAGGGTGGACGTACCCTTTGTTTTTCTCTCATTATACATTATTCACGTTTCCTTTCAATAATCACTTTCTATGTAATCTTCTAATTTAATTTTAGGCACTGTTGAAATAAGACAATCTTGGCAAATTTGTTCTCCATCATATTCAAACAGCTCTTCTGTCTCATCTTCACACTCATCACAATAAAAATGAGGAACATTTCTGTTTCTGCAAGTGCTTCCTCGACAATGTAATGCACAATCGCAACAATCGTTTTCAAATTTTATCATTATATTTTATCACCTCCTTAATTGTGATACTATTATTATATCACTTTGAGAATTTCTGTCAAGCAAATTTTAATGCGTTTTTTATTATTTACTTATAATTTAATAAAAGTGGATTTTCATTATATTGTATTATTATGTAGGGTAATGTTTCACAACAAAATCTTCATAATCCGTAATAGCCGAATCCTTAAATTTTAACCTTGGCTCTATATACTCTACCATCATCTTATCAAAGCAATCACAACACATATCTATGTCAATGTGACATTCATCATATTTACTACCATAGCCAACATTGTTATAATGTAAACCGAAGTGTTCTTGCTCATCAAAAACATTGAAATCCTTACCGCATAAGTCACATTTATGAATTTTCATTTTATATCCTCCCTCTTTATTTCCTTGTAAAAATCATCTTCAACATCATAATAATTTGGAGCTTCACAACAATTATACCAACAGAACTCTACAACCTTAACATTGTCCATATTTTCAAGAGTGAAGTCAGGGTTAAGACGTTGAAAAACGGGTAGGAAATTTTCTTTCTCGATGTTATATAAGTCTCTGACTTTACCGAAATCTCCACAGAAACTGTCCCATTCATACTCAAGAACAAAGTCAATAAACTCATCTTCTGCTGGTGATATTTGAAATTTACCAACCGTTGCATATTCAAATTCATTTGGGAACTTCTTTTCAAGCAACCAAGACATATCGTCTAAATCATCGCTGGTAAACTAATCTGAAATAGAACATATTTTAAACAGTTTTTCAAAAGGTATTCTTAACACCTTTTCTCTTACATATGTACTCATTATATTCTCCTTTCAATTATCACCTGTTATAGCGATTACTTTCTTCCAATAAGGTTCATACTTGCTGAGTTCTTTGATTAATAAGGTTTGAAATTCTTCATCAGATAGATTTTCGTATTCTTCACATTCAGCTAAGTAATTTGATAGAGCATCTTTAAAATCATCTCGGTCGTTATATACATAATCATCGCTAAATGGCAATGTACAATCAAGGATTTCATCAACACTAAAATGAATTTGAGTACAATATGTATATCCATAATCGTCCGAAGCTGCATACTGACCCACGAGAATCACAATGGGCAGGTCTGGGTTTTCTGCGATAAGTTGTTTTAGTTCATCCGAATTTTTTGATAAGTTAAGTGGGTGTATCATTTTATATCCTCCTTATGTATTCTCAATTCTCTTTTTAGCTATCTCAAAATATGTATCATCAAGTTCTATACCAATAAACTTACGATTAAGGTTCTTACAAGCCACACCTGTGCTACCACTACCCATACAATTATCAAGTACAACTTCACCTTCAAGTGTATAGGTCTTAATGAGATATTCAAGCAACTCAACAGGTTTTTGAGTTGGATGTATTTGATTTTGTCTTCTCCATTTCTGTTGAAAATAAATTACTGTTTCAGGATATCGTTCTCCTTTATTAAAGGTTTCACTATCACTAACTACACCCAGTTTATGATTATTTGGTTTACTACCATCATTAGCTTTTCTATGACGATAATATGGTGTACCTTCAATCATAATAGGATAATATGCTGTTTTTTGCCGTTTTTAGAAAAAACAGAAATTGTTTCGTGCTTCTGTTGCGGTCTATATTTACTTGTAAAAGCACTTCCACATTTAGATTTATGCCATATCCAATCATATTTCCAACCTTTAAGATTACTCAGTCTTAACTTGCTACTAAATGGCTCATTTCCAAACAAACAGATAACTCCATTATCTTTGATAATACGATTATATTGTTCCCACAAAGGCTCAAAAGGAATTACAGTATCCCACTTGCAAGCAGTCGTTCCATAAGGTAAGTCGCATAAAATCATATCTATCGACTTATCAGGTATATCTTTCATAAGTTCAAGACAGTCACCATGCCAAAGTTCTATATCATTCAAATTAACACTTCCTTTCAATTTACAATAAAACGAGTCGTTTATATTATTACTTTATTACATCTCTTATATCTTGACCATCAATTTCATTACCGATGCTATCCCATCCTTTACAAGTAGTTCTTGCAAATAATTCTACCCTCGGAACATCACCGCAAAGCTCAACTATTTTGTCTCGAATATGTTCAGGCTTTTTACTATGAGACATTACCCTGTCTTCTACTAACTGTGTCATAAATATATTCCATTCATCATCTGTCATTTCTTCACGGACGATCTGATGAACACTCCTTGATAATCTATGAGGTTTACCCTTTGTGCCAAGTAAACATATTTCAGAATTAGCTCTCGTCCAATAACCACATCCCCAAAAATCAGTATCAGATTTTTTGTTTTTCTTTACCCAATTAAAAGCACAAGTTTTATATGTAAAGCCCCAACGTTCCATTGTTTCTATACCTTCTTTAAGAAGCGGAAATGTGACCCAAAGGAACAAAATGCAATCATCTGCTGTAATATTTTGTACAGGTAAGTTGTAAATATCATTTATCTTCATTGTAGGATAATGATTTTCAGCCGATTTCTTTTTCTTACCCTTTTCAGAGTAAGTTTTAAACAGCCACGGAGGGTCGGCATAGACTATATTATATTTTCTTGTTATCATTTTTACTTCCTTTCATCAAATACTGTTTTCATTGTATAATTTTGACTACATATAGTAATAATTTGAGCGTAAAACACTATATATAGTATCTTAAATTTGGTCAACTACTTCAAATTGAACTGAGCCATCAACATAATCATCTGCTTCAAGAATAATATCACTATCGTAATACTTATCCTTTACCTTTTGTACAGCTTCTTCAGTAGTTTCAGCTTCAATTTCAAGTCTACTTGCAAGTAACTCTGATACCTGTATTATATATTTCATATTTTTGTCCTTTTATATTATGTATTTATCCATCCGATAACAGGTGCGGTATTATAATTGCCTACTTCCCAGACAAACCAAGCGTAGCACTTTGCAGATGACATTCTTTTTTCTGTTCCGTCTTTATTGTAAAGAGTATTACCGTCTTTATCTTTTGCGCTGAAATCACCGTTCATTCCACAAAGTAGTCTGTTAGCAGCTACCCACACTCTTACAGGTGGTCTTGTCTTAAAAAGTCTTGCTCTTTTATCACTTTCAAGGAATTGTATCGGAAGAAATAGTGCAAGTTTCTTACCACTTTCAAGCAAGTCAAGCGAATGTTCCGTCCACTCTAATGCTGTTGAATAGGGGGGGTTAGTAACTATATTGTCAGCAAGAACTTTATTGCATTTGAAGAAATCAATATTACCTTCCCCATAACCTCTATCAACTAAGTCCGTGCTTACAACATCATAGCCAGCTTTAATCATAGGCTCTGACAAATGACCCTCACCACAACAATTTTCCCAGATAGAGCCATTGAATTTTTCTACTTTCATTAGTTCTTCAACGGCTTTAGGTTCAGTAGCATAATAATCGTGTTCAGCTCTATCGTGGTCTGTATGATTACTTGCACCAAGTGTGACGAATGTTGTTTTCTTATTACCTGTCCAATCTTTATTGTTGCTCAAATTTTAACATCTCCTTCTGTTAATGAAATTTTTGTTTTATTTCTTCACTTCACGCAGACCAGTATTTCAACATCGGTATCAGCAAAAACTTCTTCAATGATTACCTTTACCTTATCCCATTGCAGGCGGTCTAATCCACAACCGATTTTTGGCATTGCGAGTTTTACATTCTCATAACTCATTAGTTCCTCATACAAAGATTTGGTGTTTTCAAGAGCCATTCTCATTGTTTTGTAAGTGGGCTTTTGCCAATACTTTTCCTTAGTAACAAGATTAAGTTCTGCTCTCCAACCTGTTGTATTAGATACTAAGCATTCCCCTACTTCTATATCTTGATAATCTTTTTGAAGTTGTGCTTTTATTCCTCGCTTTGTAAACTCCTTAGCTATTCCTGCACCCATTGCAAGATCAGCACTGATACAGTGAACAAGGATATGACCCTTTGGAACTGTAAATAAGTCTCGCTGTTCTTCTCTGATTATCATTTATGTGTTATCTCCTTTCCAGTTTCCGTTAGGACACTTTAATTTAAATTTTAATTGTATTTTAATATACATTTTCCAATATCTGTGTTATAATTAAATCATTGACAAATGAAAGGAAGATTGTAATGTCAACCGAAGCAGAAAAAGATATTAAAAAAATTAAAAGCAAACTAAAATCTTACATACCTAAAAATAAGAGCGATATGTTTCGATTAAGCTTATCTCTCTTTATAGTAGGAATGTTTTTTGGGATAATAGAAATATTGACAAAAGTAGATTCATTTGCTATAACCATTATTACGTCTATTTGTATGATATCTGCGATATTTTGTTTTCCATACGCTGACAAAACCAAAATTATGGACGGAATAGCAAATTTTTTATCTTATATGGGTTATACCTTTATTACTGCGCTCGCAACAATTTATTGGCTTGCTGATTTATCAAACGAAGAAATCACTATTTGGCTTTCCATCGTGACATCTATACTATTAGTTATCTTCTTCTACATAACGTTTTCTCCTTTATTTAAAGTAATTTCTATGATTGTCAATACAATTAAAACAAATGCTGCCAAAAATCACAATGGTAGCATTATCACTATGTTTAAGTGTTTTTTCACTGGTGCTGGTATAGTGACAGCCTTTTTAATTGCTTTACTTACTATCGCCAAAACTGCTCTTGAAATTTTTGAAATGATTCCAAAATCTTAATATAATTTTCAACTTTACAATAAAACTGTGATTTAGTTAATCATCGTTTTTCATTTGAAACTCCACACATAATTAAGGAATATATCCCAATTTAGCATCACTTGATCATAGACATCAGCTTTAAGTTCTCCGCTCTCATTACTAAGCCAATTACTAAGCCAACCTTTAATGAGTATCTCCCATTCACATTTTGACCAAAAATAATAGTGCAAATTCGATTTGAGTCTTTTGGCAAACTCATCTTTATTGTTACATTCTTTCAAATCATTAGTAACATCTTCTCTGAACCTACCGTGACGAAAGATATTATAAGTCATTATTTTATTTGAATTAAGATCATAACAATATATATTCCAAGTCATTATGTATCACCTCCGTCCATTCTTGCCCCGCAATTGGGGCAGAAATTTATAAAACCATCTCCGCTTATTTCTTCAAGGTCGCAAATATAAAACTCTGCTTCACATTCACTACATTCTGCAAAGCGAAAGTGCTTATCGTATTCCCAATGTCCGTGTTTTACGGGTGCAACGTCTGCGGTGGGAATATTATCTAAAAAATCCTGTACATCTTCCCTGCTGTTAAATACTCGTCTATTTATAATTTCTGTAACACAATCACATTCAGCATCAATATACCTTGACATTTTTATTCACCTCTCATATCAGCTCCACAATTAGGGCAGAAATTCCAATTCAAATCGATGTTTCTTAATTTTGATTTATGGATATTCCAGCCACACTCGCTACAATATCTTATATCGTATGCTGGATAATTTGAATTTGGTTTATCTATCCAATGCCCGTGCTTAATGAGTGTAGCCTTTATCGTTGGAGCATTATCAATATCGTCAACTGATACGACTTCATCTAAATCACGATACGGATTATTAACGGTTGGATGTTCTCCAATCATAAAAGATTTATCTCTCAAGGCATCTCCATCAATTAACCTCATTTTATTCTCTCCTTTTTATCACAAAATGAAATTTTTATTATAGTACTATATGTAGTAGCTTATTTATTCTCCCACAACAACCCAAAACTTATGTTTGCCCCACTTAACGTTTATACAATCAAGAGCATTGAGTTCATTACATAATTCAGGTTTATTTCTTCTTACTTCTGATACACTCTTTACAATGCCGATCTCAACGAATATCTTTGCTATTGAACGTGTTTCAGTAAAATATGTAATCGGTTCTTCTTTTTCTTTATAATCTCGTTTTGACGAAGCAACAAGCTCCCATACTGGAACAATAGGTTTTCCTATAATGATGTTTTCATAATGCTTGATTTTCAATACCTTCTTTCAATTACAATAAAAGCAATTTTTCATTAGCTCCAATCAATAATATGGTTAAGCCATAATTTCCTGTTCAATATCATATAGCACATCAAAAATCAAGTGATGAAGTCCTAAGGCTACCTCTGCAATAGTATATTCATCAGAAACATTCTGTAATTTTGAGAGAATTAAATCGTGTATATCATTATAATCTTCTTTCGAGAACTCAAAGTCGTTGCCAAGAATCATAATTAATCACCTCCTATATCAAGAGTATTATTTTTGCCGTATTTCTGCATATATTTATCAAGAGTTAATACGATTAGATCATCTTTCGTGAATATAGGGAACAAAATATCATTGTTACCTAAGTTTTCATACTCTTTATTTGATTCTTGATGCAGAGTGTTGATTTCGAAGATACGTTGTTCCATTACAATATCTATTGCCGAATTTTCATTAATAGCTTTAACAATATATGTTTCAGATAGGTATGATTTATCTTTGCAACAGCAGTCAACAACATAATAATCCATATTATCACCTACTTTTATTTTGCAAATTATTTAATCGTGAATATCTAAAATAGTAGCAAACATACCCTTGCTATTTTCTTTGATTTTAGCAAGTTTTTCATCAAACTGTTTATCTTCAATAAGGTTATGTCCGTCCCAAGTTTCACGCACTATGACATTTTCATTTGAGTCAATACATATAAAACAGTTTACGTCATCAAAATTAAGCAAATCGTCTATCTTTGCTCCGTCCACATATAAGAAACCATCTCTTGAACCCATAGAAGAATAATAATCTTCTTCAAAAAATATTGCTCCTTTTGTTTTTTGTAATTCAGATAACAGTTTTGAATAGAAAAGTCTTTTATTTCGTCCTCCATTTGAAATAAAATTCCAATTATAATATTCGTTGTTTTTATCAATCTTTAACTTTAATGACCCTGTGTATCTACCACCAATACAAAACCAGTCATATGTAAATATGGGACATGGCTTAATCAATTCGCCAGTCTCTTCATCATATTTTATATCCTCGTAATTATAAGGCTGTAAGATTTTTTCTATCTTACTTTCAGAGGGCAATTTCTTAGTAATCAATAAAACACAATAATGCAAAAAATAATGCTCCTTTCTAAACTTAATAAAAAATCTGTTTTGTGATAGTTCAATGATTCTGTCTTTAGTCTAAAATGGAATTATTTTAGACTAAAACTTATCACGAAATTTCACTTTCATTAACTAACATTAACTAAATAGCCTATCTATAATACCTTTACTTACTAACTTAGGATAAAAGTTTTTAAGATATTTAATATATTCATTTGAAACATCTGACATTTTAGAATTTAATATCTTATCAAAATCATTTTTCCATCTATCAGGAACTTTAAACTCATAAGTGGCATATGTTTCGTCAAATTCGTCATCATATGTTTTGATAAAATTTTCATCATCATACAATGCCTCTTCACCAAACCCACAGTTTCTATTTCCACCACCCACTCTTGTATAGATAGCGATGTTGTTTTCATCTGTTACATAACAATCTCTAAATCTCGGATAATCTTCTTGCTTTCTGCCCAACATCGGCAATATCAGTAAGCAAGCTGGATTATAACCATTTATCATATTGTACAAACTCATTTAAATATTCTCCTTATAAACACCATTTATGCGGTCACGATGCATTTGAGCATATTGCAAAACAATATCATGTAAACCGTTAACCCTTTTATCAATTTCTTCTAAATCATGTGTAACAGCAATACGATTTAGCAATCCATCAATCATATCTCTGATATTGCGTTGCTTATTGTACTGTTCCTGATTTACATAGGGCATATTATTATCTCCTTATCTTTCACTTGCAATATTTCTTGCTAATTTCATAGCGATGCCATTAGCAACCTTGCCGAAATTATCAATCTGCTTTACTGTTTCAGGCTCTTCCTTAACACAATCCTCGTAAACAGCCTTAGCCAAGTTCTTTGCAATAATAGGCATTTCCTCTAAAGACCAATTCTCAGGGAGAATATCTTCATCAACAAACTTATTAAGAAGTTTCCTTACTCTTGCTTCTGTAACGATAGTTTCGGCAAGCTTCTGGACTTCTTCTCTCTTTTTCATTGTTGCTGGGTCAACAACCTTTGCTTCTTTATGAGTATGTGCTTCCTGAAACTTTTCAGCTACAATCTTGATGTAGAACGGCTGACGGGTATTAGGATTATTAAGCATTGTCTGATTTTTAATTACAATTTCTTCGCCGTGTTCACCGCCAAGGTCAGTCTTACCTACAAAACTCATACAATGTTCCCAAGAGATAAATTCACCCTCATAAAATGTAGGAACATAAGTAAGATTAAGTTTGTTTACAATAGCCTGAACTGTACTCTGAGGAAGATACTTTTCTGTGTTGGCATCATACACGTCATAACAATAAGCGTGATTATAACGCTCTTCCGGATAAGACAGCGTGTGTGGCACAAGCCATTCCATAAACAATACAAGGTTGTCGCCGAGAACAGATTTTACGAGTTCCTTATTGAGCTTCTGCGACCACTCATAAAATCCTCTGAGATTATTGCCAACGCCAAGAATATTATTTCTTGATTGGGCGACTATCGTATCAGTTTCAGAATCATATCTAATAGCTGCATTACAGCCATCAATCTTTTCTTGAATAACTATGTAATCACCAACGCTAAACCCGTTAGCATACTCAGGTTTAATCCTCTGAATATCCATAAACTTCTTATGTATCATTTTAACATCTCCTTTAATCATATTGTATTTTACTTGTTATTTTCTACCCAAGCCATAAACTCATACTTGTTATTTTCTACCCAAGCCATAAACTCCTTAATCGTAGTTTTCTGAATGTCTTTTACCATATTATCATAGTCGAAACAGGAAATAAAGAGGGTAATAACATTTATAACAGGAATAGCAAAATATACATACATAGAAACACCAACCCAATATTTTGAGTTTTTAATATTATATCTTTCAAACTCATCAGATAAACATTTGAACTTAGCAAACATTTCAAGATTAAGATATACTTCTTTAGTAATACAATTCATATAAACCACATTAGCTATAAAGATTATTACATTTACTATTACCGCAAATATTATTACTCTCATCTTATTATCTCCTTAGAAATTTACTTTTCAGACCAATCAGCTGGCACTCCATACTTTTCTTCAGCAAGTTTAGATGCCTCGTAAGCTTCCTTACGTCTAATTGCTTCCATACGGATTCTATACTTTTCGCGTCTTTTCTTGTCACGTTCTGCAAGTCTCTGTTCCTCTGCCCTCTGAATTTCAGCCTTTGCACGAGCCTCGGCTTCTCTCTTAGGCTTAGTAATGAGCCAGTAATCAGCCATATCCGAAATATTCTTGTTGAGGAGCTTCTTTGCTATATGCTTTGCATAACAGGTTGTGAAACCATAATAAGCATCTGCCTTATCAGCAGAACACTCTACTGATTCCTTAGAACCGTCTGCAAAAGTAAGAACTGTCCTTATGTATGTAGTATTGTACTTAGTGAACTGTTCTGCGTGATAGTCTACAACCTTGCAACGCACATCATCTATATTAGAGTCTTTAATCATAAAATTAGGTAAATCAGACATTGTTCCAAATATGAGAGGTATTGTTGCATCATCCCTCTTTACCATTACTGCTTTTACAACATTATTCAGGTCTTTGTAAGCCATTCTTATATTCTCCTTTAGTTTATTATATTTTGTGTAACCATATTATTATTTACTTATAATTTGATTACATACTTATTATACCATATATAATAGAAATGTCAAGCGTTTTTTCAAATTATTTTGCTCATTTTTATTACTTACTTATAATTATGCATTTGGTTCTGTCTTATCGAATCTTACTGTCTGAAATACTGGAAACTGTAAAGAATAACTGCCGTCTTTATTCTTAGTTTCTTCCTTATACTTAACTGTGACTATCTTACCGATGATTTCATCAGGGTTATTCCAATAATGATTTCTCTGCTCATCGGTAAAACCAGAACCAACATTTATAGTATTACCTTTATACTCACAAACAACTGAACCAAGAGTATTCGCATTTTTACCTGTTCCCTGTTCAATATCAATACACTTTAAATCGCAGTCATAGAAGCACTTGACCTTAATGAGTTCCTTGGTTCTCTTACATTTATATGTAGTATCAAACTGAACCATACAACCTTCCTTATCTGTGCTTTCGGCATATTCAAGCCATTTCTGTATCTGCAAATGGTCTGTACCCTCATACCACATTGGAACGATTCTAAGATTTTTAATATCGTTGTTCTTTATCTTTTTTGCGATTATATCAGTAAGATACTTCTTACGTTCTCCATATTTTAATAGGCTCTCACCAGCCATAAACTCATTTTTAGGAAGGCAGTCAAAAATCACATATTCAAGGCAAGACTTATCTATATCTTTACTATTTGCAATTCCTGTACCTATTTGAAAGTTTTCGCTGTCTGATTTACCGTCTGTATTTTTACGAATAAGTTCACCGTCAAATACAAGGTCAGGAAGATTGAATTTCTGAATATCGGAAATTATATGGTCAAGACCTGTAAATTCTTTACCTGAACGACTATATAGCCTACCATTATAATAAACACATCTTGTTCCGTTCATTTTTTGACTTATGTAAATATATTCATCACCTTTAAGCTTAACCTTATCAATAGGAGTGCCAAGTTGCACATCAAACACAGGAATAAATCCTTTACCATATATACTATTTACTGTCTTAGCATCTATACCAAGCTTCAGAGACTTCGTTACAAGCTGTCTATAATATTCCTTATATTCTTCAGGCTGTAAACTGATAAAACCCTGTACAATAGCAATATCTGCATCTTTTCCCGTGTTATTGGTTTCAAGATAAATCATCAAATCTTGCCAAGTCTGAATTGGAGTTGTATCATACTTAACTGATTTATTAAGCTTTTTGGTGCTGATTCCTGTTATCACAAACGGATTTAAAAGCCATTTTAATGTATCAGTAAATAAAATGTTTCTTTTATTGGCTTTTAAAATTTCAATTTTTCGGTCTTTTTAGTTGTTGACTGGAGCTGACTGAATATTTTGAATACGTTAGTCATATTACACCTCATTTCAATATAGTGTTATCCAAACAATTTTTGCAAATCTCGTATATCATCTTGCCCATACTCTCCTTTTGTACAAAATACAGATAAAATCCGCTGCGTTTCTGAACCGTAAGAATACTTCTCAACAAAGATAATTCATTTAGCTTTGACTTATAATTGCCGTCTAAAACATCTTGCAAACTATCATCTTCTATCAGCAGATACACATTCTTGATATTGGTCATACGATTGAGTTCTTTGAGGAATCTGTCATCCTTTTCGCAAAAGTTACCTGCTATTTCCGACACTGAATTTTTACGCTCGATACACAGGTCATCATAATATGTATCTCTAACGAAGCCAAGACTGGGACAGGATTCTATCATAAAAGAATAGTCTCCCGTCTTTAATGCTTTTGTTTTATGTTTTATATTCTGACTGTCGAGATAATCAAGGATATGCGTTGAAGTTTTTTCTCTGCTATTATGCAGTATTACCAAGTGTGACAGCAGTTCTTTATATTCCTTTTCCGTATAATAATGCTTAATGTTTACACCTCCTTTACTACGCAAGTGCTGATCCACGGTTCAAATTCTTCAAGAGATTTCTGCCATTTACCATTGACAAGCCTTGTTTTATTTTTGTTCTGAATTGTAAATTTGATTATATTATTTTTTGCGACAGGGTTTGAGTTGTAATCGCTTTTACTCATTTTCACGTCAATAGTTTCGCCTGTATCAAGCTTATATATCTTCAGGCGAGGACTATATTTTGTGTTGATGTCTAGCACATAACCATATCCTTTAGCTTTAGGATTAATATAATCCAAGTAACCAAGATACTCTGATTCTGCTTGTAATCTATCTGAAATACTAATGTTTTTATTTGGGACAGCATTACAAAGTTCACTTATCAGACCGTCAACGTCTGTAATTTTGTACATTTTTGCTGTTGCTGTACCATATTTCAGCACGATATTTTCATCGAGAGTAAGTTTTTCTTTCTTGATTTGAGATTTCCCTGCATAGTCAGAATAGATTTTATACTCATCAAGGAGCTTTTGTGATTTGCCAAACTCTGAAAAGAAGTCGAGTTTAATAAGGATTTCAGTTTGTCTGCTATTACAAGGATTTACTTTTAAGAAACCTATGAAACCATTGAACTGTTGATCTCTCATATCGTACATTCTTTGAGCCACTTCAGCGTTAAGAAATTTTACAGAAGCAATGCCTTTGTAGATAGAATTTGTTTCTTTATCTGGCGAATATGTATCTTTTGAATGACGGAATTTGATAGGCGATATTTTTATGTTATGCCTTTTTGCATATTCTGTTATCTTATTTGTTTTTTCCTCATTACCAGAATGAATGTTCAGAGCAACTGTAACAAACTCTAATGGATAATAATAACGCAAATAACCTGAAACATAACCTTCAAAACTGTATGGATATGAATGATTAATAGAAAACAGGTAAGAACTTGCATCTTCGATTACTTGAATAAATTCAACAATGGCTTTTTCTGAAAAATCCTTATCATATCCGTAATCGTCTTTCATTGTCTGTATAAAACCTTTGATATAATGATTTTTGTTACCATTTAAGTAACCACCGTTTTTTATAATCGGTATAAAATCACCTGTACCAAGTTTTTTTGCAAATCCTCTACGGACAATATCTGCTTCGCCCATTGTAAAGCCACAACATTTATGAAGGAACTCTATTATCTGACATTGAAATACGCAGAATCCAAATGTTGATGCCATACAGTCATCAATAGCTTTACAGCCTGTTTTTCTCGCTATGCCACTTGACAGTTCTTCACGATAAGAGCTTCCTGCTGGTCTGATAGCACCATTTCCTATAGTAAACAGCATCATTTTGTTTACATCATAGCCCTGTTTTCTGAAACTTTCTATGGTCTGTGGAGACATAAGCTGTTTAATATATCTTTGCGCTGAATCAGACTCCCACTGAAATATCATCGTTGTATCTTCAACAATACTGTCCCAAACTTTGTCGTCATTCATATCTACATTATCAGGGGTCAATCTTTCTATTCCTGCCAATTTACAAGTTTCATTGATTAACTCAATCGTATCAAGACAAAGCAAATCCAACTTAACATAATTTAAGCTGTCAATTTCTTTCATATAAATTTGACTTACAGGATAATCAGATGTTGACGTTGTACATAAGCCGAATGTTTCTGCAATATCCAGATCACTAACAACGCATCCGCAAGGGTGAGTTCCTATGCTGACAATAGTTCCTTCTACAATATCAACATAGTCCATAAGCTCTGGATATAGTCTTACAGCTTCTTCCCTGCTATTATCAGCAATATCACATATCTTATCTACTTCATCGAGAGGGATATTCATTGCTCTGCCTATATCTCGTATTGCACCTCTTAATGCAATAGTGTTAAATGTGATAATGTCACAGCAATTCAATCCTTCTCTGTTAAAAAGATATTGTTTAACAAGTTCACGCTTTGATGACGGAAAATCTGTATCAACATCGGCAAGGCTTACTTTTTCGGGAGAAGCAAACCTTTCAAAATTAAGATTGTATTTAATACTGTCCATTTCTGTAATGCCTAACGTCCAAGCTACGACTGAGCCATTTACAGAACCTCTTCCATAACCTACTTCAATATCGTTAGCACGGCAAAAATCTATCATATCGGTTGCAAGTAGCATAAATTCCGTCATACCATTGTTAATATAGGTCTGAGTTTCGTATCGGATTCTGTCAACATACTCTTTTTTATTGGGGAGAGTCTTGCATTTACGCTGTCTAAATCCCTTATTGATACGTTTTTTTAACTCTGCTTCGGGATTTTTCCACAAATGAGGATATTTATATTCATTTGTTATATGGTATTCATCCACCATATCAGCAAGAAGGTTTGTATTATCTATTGCTTCAAGATAGATGTTTTTGTCAAGGGAATTTTGATTTTCATATGCTGATACCAGTTCATCATAAGTTTTAAAAGTCAGATCCCAGCCTTCCTCATCGGCAAAAAATATATTCTTGGATTTTTGCAACATAACTCTGCCCTTTGCGTGTCTTTCATTCAGACAGTGGGTATCAGTTCCTGCTATCAGCTTAATACCGTATTTCTTAGAGAGTTCATAAAGATATTGATTATAAGTCTTCTGACGTTCGTTCCTGTGGTGCTGAATTTCTAAAAAACAATTATTTTTGTGAGTAACGAGAAATTCAATAAATCTGTTTTTGAATATATTATCAGCCTTATGTAGTACACCACCAAGACAAGCAGTAGTTAGTATAAGATTATCGGAAACGTTGCCCAGCTCTTCAAATGTCAATCTTGGGACGTAATAATAATGCTCATTTTCTCCTACCGTTTTGACATTAGCACGATTAAACGCTATGCTGGACAACCTGTTAAGCTCAAGATAACCCTGATAATTTTTTGCCATTATGACAATATGATAGTTGTCTTTTATTTTTTCGGATAAGGTTTCCGTAAGATAGAACTCTTCACCGTGGATATACTTAATGCCAAGATTTTCGCACAGCTGTCTTTTTTTTATGTGTTCAAAAACTGAGCCGTGTTCACTAAATCCAATCGCTTTCATTTCAAGAGAATTGGCGTATTTTATATATTCCTCATACTTGGTTACACTATCAATGTTAGTTACGCCATTAGATAAATCTGAATGTAAATGATATACTACATAATTCTGCATTTACTCACCTACTTTATAATCGTTTATAATTAGCTGTTTATAGAAAGTTCTGCCGAAGAAGCCACTGTCAAGCTCCCCTATTACTGTCAGAGGTCTTCCGTCAAGTTCTTCCCAATTACCACAAAAGTTCCATTTTATTAGGCAAATTTCACCTAAATTGACTTTTAAATGCTTGAAATTGCTCATATTTCCGACCGTATAATCGGTAATTCCTGTTATCATTACGGTCAGTGGTTTAAATCCTTCACCAGAAATCTTATTGATCGTCTTGAAATTATCAATCAAATCGTTTGTAATTTGCTCTGCATTGAGAATAACATCGGCGGTTGTTTCAACTTTGAACTCATAATTTGCAAGTTCCGTTTCAATCCTGCTATGAAATTCGTTTAGATTATCTATCTCTACACCGAAAGCATTTTCATGCCCTTGTGCAAAAACATTACAGTTCTCACACATTTGACGGAAATCTTCTGTGCCATATCCACGCCCAGAACCAAAATAACCATCGTCTGTTTTGCCAACAACAATAACTGGTCTTTGATATATGCTTGTAAGCTTGTTTCCCATAAGTCCTGAAACACCTGCTTCAGACTCGTTATTGATTTCAAAAATCATTACTTTATTATTAGCTTGTGTTTCTGCCTGTTTATTTATCTGTTCCATGAGGTCAGAAACTATTTCATTCTGTTCTTCTTTAAGTAATTTCAGGCTTTTAACAATTTTCTTTGCTTCGTCTTTGTTGTCAGACAAAAATAGTTTAAGTGCTAACCCATTCTGATTAAGTCTGTTAGCAGCATTTACAAGAGGAGCTATGCTAAAAGAAGTTGCTTTACTGTTGAATTTATAATTCCCAAGAACGGCTTTAATACCTGTGTTATGTAAATTCTCAAATCCCAAATTACAAATATATCTGTTTTCGGAAACTGACATATCACACATATCGGCGATGATTCCACAAGCTGCAAGGTCAACAAGGTTATCTGCATAATCTGTAAGAAACATTTCATCGCAGTATTTACAGAATTTCCATGTTGCTCCTGCACCTGAGAGCTGGGGATTTGGATAGTCGTTTGCAGATGATACAAGAATAATACTCTCGTTTATATTATCAGGGATAATATGGTGGTCAAGTACAATGACAGATTTTCCTGCTTCGATAAATTTATTATAATATTCGCCCTCATTTATGCTATCCACAATAATTACAATATTTGCATCACATTCCGCAATATCATAATCTGCTATGCCGTGTTTTTTACCCTCGTTAATAGTTATTTTAACCTTATCGGTAAAATTTCTGAGATAACGATACATAATTGAACCTGCGGAGCAGCCGTCTGTATCAACATCGGCATAGACCAAAAACGATTTTTCTTGATTTACTCCGTCATCAACGATCTTGAACGCATTTTCTATGTTTCTGAGTTTTTCATACGGAATTAAATCATCGATTGTTGGATGTAAAAATTCAGGGTAGTCTTCAATTCCACGTCTTTCAAATATTGTTGAAATTATCTCTCCTGTACTCATTCCACGGCAATCGTCTTTTGCTTTGAATATTTTCTTCACACGCTCACCTCTCTTATCTCATTTTTTATAATATCAACAAGAACGCTTTTCCCAAAGTCGCTTGGACTTGCTTTATCGGGAAGATTTATATTGATATGCCAATCCCACCAGTAAATCTGAATATCAAACATTCTTGTAAATTGCTTCAACTTTTCAACATTTGCTTTTGTGTTTGCAAAGTCAAGCCCTTTATCAAGCATAAATATAATTTTCTTAGGATTTAATTCTACAAGCAACCGTGCTTGTGTTGTACTCAGAGAATTGCTTCCCAATGCTACACAATTATGAATATCATAGGAATAGCATTGCATTACAAACTTCTCGCTTTCGCCTATAAAAATTTCATCTGCCTGATTAAGGAACTCATAATTCTGACAATAGCCAAAGAGAGTTGACGACATAGGACACGGCACTATATACAGGTATTTGCAATCATCGTCTGTAATGTTCCAAGTTACTCTTCCTTTTATGCCAATCAGTTCTCCATAGACATTTCTGACGGGGATTGTTATTCTTTGTGAATCGACATCATAGCCTATCTGAAATTTTTCTTGTGCTGAAAAACTTATATTATCCTTCGCAAAACGGTCTGAATAAACGTCAAGGTAATTATCAAGTATTTTTTCTGAGTGTACCCTGACGTTTAAATCAGACTGTCTCGTTTTTATTCTGTCATAGAAACCGCCAAACACGCTTTGTTTTGCGTGAAAATCACAGAAATCTGCAACCCCCAGTTCTTTCTTTATGCTTGTCAAAACCGATACAAAGTCGGTGTTTTTTGTTTTTATGATATAAGAAATCAGGTCACATCGGCTTCCGTAATTGTTGCATATATTTCTGACAAAATCATCTACATAGAGGTTGTCGTTATTGACCAGCTTAATACGAATAGCAGATGAGTTATGCCCTTCTGCTATCGCAAATCTGATTTCGCTGTTCTGGATATGTATTTTTGAAAACTCATACTCTTCGAGGATGTTTATAATAGACTGTGGAGATTTAAGGAGTTCTTTTTTTAAGTCTTTAAGCATTACTGATTACCGATTGTCCCATGACGTGGTTTTGCCCAGCATTGTTCTCTGAAAACTGCGTGTGAACCATCGAACCGATACATCAGCACACTTCCACTATCTCCGCTATTCTGTCCATTACGAGTTTTTTCAAGGAATAAAAACTTATAGATTGCAGCAGGGTCTATTTCAAATTCTTCTTCTACCCATTTACCATTGACTTTTTTGAGCTGATATGGTCTGCAATAGAATTTCTTATTATCTTTATCAAGCTCTTCTGCATAAACAGTTCTCATCATTAATAGATTTTCAAGTATTTCCACTACCTGTTTTGACATACTCAAACAATCAGCACTTAACCATAAACGACCAATCATATGGCTTGCAAGCTGTAATGATGCCAGCATAATAATATCATATTTTTTCGCCATAGCATCTAAGTCACGGCTGTCCTTAATCAATGAAATCCAAGTGCTGTCATTCTTATCTTCGCTTAAAGTAGCTTTGAGTGTATCGTATAGCACACAGGTATATCCATACTGTAATACATTCTGACGAATTTTCTTTTTTACAAGACTCATATCAGAATCGGGGATTCCTATAAATTTGATTTTACCTTTGTATGTAGTGTTGAAATAATTCTTAACCTTAGTAAGTATTTCTTTATCCTTATCGTTCAGATCACCAGTAATAAGTTTTTTCTTGGTCAGTGGATAATATCTGTACATCTTATATGCCAACCAAACAAGAAAATTTATCTTAAACACTTTAGACTTCTGCTCGTTTGAAATTATAAGCACCTTTTCGCCACGATACAAAAGCCCCATAATTATTGTGATCCAAAATGTACTTTTGCCTGAACTTGAAAATCCAGCGACTACATTAGTCGTTCCGTGCATAAGTCCTGAAATTGACGATGACAGAAATGGAAAGCAACGCATATCTTCAAGATCGTTATTATCCCCTGCTGTGCTAAAATCTACACCGTTTTCTACACCCTCTTGCAGGTCGTTTATAAAGGCATCTGTAATTTCAAGCTCTTCTTCTTCAAGAATTTTGCTTGTATAACCATTACCATATGTACTTAATCTCGCTTCGTAAAAATCAAGAACGGATGAACTATCCATCTTTCTGAATAGCTTATAAGGAATTGTCTCTTTTCCATTCCATTCAATAGGTTTGAGAAGATTGAATCCGTCATTGAACATTCCAAGCATTATATTCTCACGATAAAGATTATCGAGATAAGTTTCTGCATTTTTTACATTAACAACGCTTGTAAGGTTTTTGAGCGTTTCGTATCCCCCACGCTCTTGGAAAGCATTTGCGACATTTTCGGATACACTTGAGAGAATTGTAACTTCATCAAATACTGAATATCCAGCCTTACGAAGTTGCTTTGCAAGCGAAAAGTAGAATGTTCCGTCTGCTGTAATGAAGTCTGTTGATTTGAAATCACATTCATCGATAAGCAAAGGGTCATTGTAAAGGCATCCAATTACATTACCTTCTACGGTAAGTCTGCCTTCCAACAACTCAGGTGGATATTTTTCTTCGACACCAGTTATAAATTTCGCCACTTAATCACCGTCCTCATAGTCAGCCAGACACTTTCTTCTCTTTTTAGGTTTAAATTTCACCTCGTATATTTCAACATCAAGGGATTTTACAGGTTCTTCTTTAACTTCTTTCTCCTTAAAATCCTTTATATTATTTTTGACGATTGCTGAAAAGTAACGTATCTTGCCGTATTCCGTATCAAATGATTTATTATGTATAGTTTTATAGAGAAAATCTTCGTTCTGACACAAATAGTTATATATTGTATTAAAATCAGCAACGGTATTCCATATAGAAATTTCTTTATTTATTGTGCTGTTTATTGTTACGCCGATTATATCCTCAATTTTCTTTTTTACATTATTATATGTATTCTTCTTTTCTATCATTTTAAGGTATTCGGTTTCAGAACAATAATAAAAGAAACCGCCGTTCTTTTTAGGAACTTTATAGCAGTTTTCTTTGTTTATTTCTTTTTTGCAAACCTGACACTTGGGTTTCAAATTATCACCAACCCTTGCGGAGATGGCAAACGCCACCTCCGAGTAACGTTATTGTTAATTATACTTCTTCTGCTTCGTCATCGAGAATATATGAAATTTCATTCAGGACACTTATATCAAGGTTATCATCAAGTTTTCCGCTGCCCTTTTCGGTAAGAATTGACTTGATCTGCTTCTTAATATCTGCACTTGCCGACTTAAACTTTGTTCTGATTTCGTCCATAAGAGCTGACTTATCAACGCCGTTTGACACTTCAGGTTCAATTTTGTCTCTCGTCTGATCAACATCTTCTGATGTATCAAAAGGCACATCTTCCTTTATTGGTGTTTCTATTTTTACAGAAGGCTTAACATCACTCTGTGCGGTATTAATAGCGTTCTTAATAGCATTGATAAATTCATCTGCATCAAGTGGTATCTGCTCGATAATACCGGCAAATCTTGACTTGCTATCTACGGAATAATTATCATCTCTGAACTTTATCACTCTGCTTTCAGAGGAAATCTTGTTACGTGTTTCTTCCTGCTTTGTAATAATATTTTTCTTACCTGTCTTTTCCTTGATGATTTCACGGTCAATACAAGCAATACCCAGAACGTCTGTCTTTGTCTTTACTGCCGTAAAATATCTCTGCATCATATTTGTTGTAAGAGATGAATATGTCTGCCCTGTAATAGCATCTTCTACTTCACGTCTTTTCGTATGCCCTGTGTAGAAAAATGCAACACCAACCTTCTTTAATTCCCAAATGCGATTAAGAAGCAAGTCAATAACAGCATCTTCACCTCTGCCAAATCCGCCGCAAGCCTGATTAAGTGTTTTTGCAGGAGTAAAATCCTTCTTTGTAGCGTTATCATTGTTCCACTTTCTTATAACCTCTGGTTCTGCAATTTCAAAAAGCTGGTCAAGAGTGTCAATTACAATAATCTTGAGATTAGGATAATCTGTTTTTTTATTTTCAATAATATCCTTTGTGATTTCGTTCCACGCCTTATAATTAGGAACATCTTCATAAACGATACCATCGATACACTTAACACCGTCTTCCTTACCGATATTAAGAAGAATATATCCATCATCACCTACGAGCTTATTGCAAACATTGTACATAAGCGTAGTCTTACCTACGCCACTTTCGCCAAGAACGCCAATGTTATAATTCCAGATATTATTACTTACTGTACTTTTCTTACCAAACTTAGCCATTATTCATATCCTCCTCTTCATATATCAAGATCGTCTTCGTTAAAGATGTCTTCTTCGTCATCGTCTGCTATATCTGTTGTTTCACTTTCGATATGTGGCTTTGCAAAATCCTTTTCTGTATAAACTGTTGGCTTTGAACCGCCTGAATATCCTCTTGCAAGCTTGTCAATTACAATATCCTGAACTCTGTCACCAAAAACAGGCTTGCCAAGTTCCTTCTTAATATCTTCCATTGTAACAAGTCCATATTCAAGGTTTTCTCTCTGTTCATCTGAAAGCATATCCTCTGTAAGTTCAACTTCCTGTGAACCATTCAGCATATTGCATACGAGACCGATTTCTCTGTACTTATGATCATCGTCTTCAGCAGGAAATGCAAATTTCTTCTTGAAACCGAGTGCTTTCTTGTAGTTACCATCGCTGCCGTTGCCATCAATGGTAAGTGTCATAGGTGAGAAACAGAACTTCTTATAATTATTAAGATACTGTCCGATATATCCGTTAATATGAATCTTCTTTGCTTCGTCAAAATCATTATCATCAACGGCGTTCTCGTCAAACACAAAGCCAAATGTTGCTACTGATGTAATTTCGGCTTCGTTATTCTGTCGATAAATTCTCTGTACACTCAGACTGCGATACCAAATATCGCTCTTTTCGTTATATGTAAGTTCATATGTGCCTGTGATCTTAAACTTCATATTCTTAATCTTCTCGTTATTGACAAACTTATTAAGAAAATCAATAAAGTCATAGGCAGAGATAAATTCGTGATGCTTCTTCTCACTTTCCGCATAAGCTTTTTCACATTCTTCAAGGCTATGCACGTCAAGGTTATTCATCTGTTCATCGGTGATACTGCCGTCCTTAAACTTATCAATAGCCTTTTCAAGCTGAAATCTGCGTGACGGAAGTTCTGTATCGACCACAAACTTTCTATATTCTGCGACCTGTGAAACTATATCTTCCTTAAATCTATCCTTGAATGGAATTGTAAGCTTTTCACCCTTGAGTTTATTACCATCGTTATCAACGCCAGACTTTCCATATGTATAAACCGTCATTGAATCTGGATCGGCTACATTAACAAGAGTAGAAACTTCAACGAGGTGACGATTATTTCCGCATACTGCATTAAACTTTATATGCTTATTTCCCCAATCACTATTACTAAATCTCGTTGTTTCATAAGGCTTAAACTTATCCGTTTCCTTACACGGTGAAATTGTACCTACAAATTCAAATGTATTGCTCATAAGTTTTTCTGCCATAAATTCAAAATCCTTTCAATATGTATAATTCGATTATTTTAACACTTATATTATCATTTACTTATAATTTTAAAATCCAATAAAATCTTGGTTTAGTTGCGTTCTGTCTCTCGCCCTATAACCCATAACTCAATTCCCTCCTCGGTAAAATATGGGTGTCATTATTGTATAGCCACAATCTTCGCAAGAGTAATAATATTCATCACTACTATTCTTAATGTGAGAAGAACTTACAAATTTATAATGACCGCCACATTCAGAACAAATGCCGTTATTATATTCTTCTTCGGACTGATTTGTTTCAATCATTCCACAAATGATACCTAATGCTATCGGAATAATAAAGAAAAACAAAATAACGTTTATAATCTCCTTTATTAGTTCTTTAGCATTACCCATAAATTCTATTTATTCCATATTCAACAGCACACTGGTGTTCTATCTTACAACCTCTTGCCGTATCCCAACCAAAGCAGAAATAAGCAACGTCAGCATCTGCAAGAAGTTCAACAGCCTTAGAAAGATACTTTAAAGGAATACTCCCACCTGTTGGGTTATAGTCCTCAAAATAACTATCAATAATCTCAACTTCTCTGTTAGGGAAAATCTTCTTGACCTTATCAATAGCAAGATTTCTTTCTGTAAGAATTTCTTCCTCTGTCTTATCTCTCATTACCTGAGAAATAAATACCTTAATTGGCTTTGTCTCAGCCATTTTGACCACTCCTTTTACAAAATAAAAATATCTATATAAACGTCCTTTCGGACGGAATTAAGATGAAATCTATATAAACAGCTTAGAGCTGATTAATAATATTTAATAATCTGATGATTCAAATAAATCACCAATCATATCAGGATTGTTTGTTTTATTTCCCATTATTTCAAAATGCCTACACATTTTAGGATTAAGATAATATAATTCATCACGATTAAGCAATACAAAACATTTCTCACTGCTCTCATATGTCACAACACCTTTTATATCACAATATGAAGAATTACTCATTCCATATAGTATGTCTCCTTCTTGAATCTTTATATTATAAGTATCATAACATTTTGTAAGATTATTGACTTTTTCATTGCTTTGTTTTTTATATCTATATCTATATCTATCTCTATTTACAGACCTAAACATCATAAGCAACATTTCTGAGATAGGACGTTCTCGATCGAAGCGTTTAGCCTTTTTAATAATTTTCATTACTTCATTATCATCGAGTATCATAACACCAATTTTATAAGGAATTTCATCTTTAACTTTTTCATAAACTTGATTGAGCATAACATAGTAATTATAATCGCCAATAAAATTATGCCCATTCTTAGAATAAAAATCCTCTACAGATGATTTTATTTCATAACAATAAAAATCACCTTTTTCTATTCCCGAAATAGTGTTATTTACGGGGACAAATCGCATATAATCCACTCTGATTTGATTAAGTGTTCCATAGTCAAATGTAACTTCTTTAGACCAATAAATACGAGGGTCATTCTTAGGATTTATGTAATGTTCTAATGCTTTAAATAAAAGTTGTGTTATCTCTTTTCTATCAGACACATTTTCACCTCCCACCACAAAACATTTCTTTTATTGTATTATGCATTTTCCATCATAAATTTCTCTCGGTTAAGAATTTCACAAGCTTTTTCTGCCGCTTCTTCGGTGAAATAAACAACTAAATAACTATACGTATAACACTGTACATATATAAAACGCTTACTTACATTGTCATAAACCACAACCCATTTACATTCATCTTCATCCCCCCCAATTAGGAAAATAATCAGGACACAACAGCTCGTGAAGCTGCATTAATTTATTTTGAACTTTGAGAACGTTGTTACTATACCATTCGAGATGTTTTTGTGTTTTGTTATTTAATTGATATACATTGTTGAAATCCATTCTCTGTTTTTCTACTAACGCATCTTCCAAATATGTATTACAAACACAGCCAAACGAATCAATGTAGTTATACGCTTCATAATGCTTAGGTATCCATATAGTTTCATTCTTTTCAGCAAGTTCAACCTTGAGCTTTTCAATTTCTTCCGTCATTGCTTTACAGTTGGCTTCAAGTTCTGCAATTCTTTCTTCTGGTGTCATTATTAATTACCTCCGTTTAAAATGAAATATTTTCAGGATTATAAATTTGCTGAAGTTTATAGAAAACATCACAGCTTTCTATTAAAGCTCTACTATAATCATTATGATAAGTAGTTAAAATCACCTTACAGCCATCATAAAAAGGTACAATTCGCTTACATTTCCAAAGTTTTTTATTGTCATCATATTTTATTTTAAACCAATGACCGTTTTTATCGAAAGGACTATTAAGTGTTCTTACAGCATATTCAATATCTTCGTCATCTTCATTATTTGTGTTGCTACTCATTTTAATTATTTTTAGGGTGTCATCTAATTCAAAATGAGTCCAATCACTATCAATATGAATATCAATCTCTATCATTTATTCACTTCCTTATTTATTATTCTTTATTCCTTTCAAAAGTCTATATTGTCTTTCAGAGCAATAACCACCCTTATACAAACGTTCTAAATTAATTGTATTGCGTAATACTTTAGTCTGAAAAAGATACCACGGAACAAATGTTAAACGTTCTAAAAGTTGCTTTGTCTTCATTTATTATCACCTACACAAAATCAGAATTTTATTATATCTTTTCCCATTCGTCATATGTAAATTTGCCAACAACATAAGCAGTAGGTTCATCTACGCCAAAAGCATTGAAAATACTTTTCATCTTTTCCTTATCTGTTGCATCTACTACAAAGCTATCACAAAGACAGGTCGCAAGTGTTTCGCCACGCTTTGTATTTACCTTGACTAAGTCTCCAGCTCTGAGAATTTTGTCATCAGGAACAAGGAATACATATTTTGCTCCACAGTTTTCGTGTTTTACTATTACAACGTTCATTATTCGTCACCTCTCAATAACCAATCTATACTTGTGGCTTCCGTATCCTTATAAGAATTTCAACTCACACACCCGTGAGGGTGTGACTCTCAACTTTAGCATCAGGCGTTCCGCAAAAATAACAGATAAGACAACATGCTATTGAAAGAAGAACACTTTGCAATTCACGCAAAAATGAAAGAGTGAGCGTATTGTATGAGGGTAAGCTTAACGAGATCAATATTTATATGGGTATTGACACAATATTGCATAGTATCGTCTTATCTGTTTTGGTACTCCCAAACGGATTCCAACCGTTACACCTTTCGGTACTTGATTTTGAGTCAAGCGTGTCTTGCAATTCCACCATAAGAGTAGATGAGTGCCTGATTATCCTCACAGGCTTTTGGGTGGTTCATTCTAAAGTTTATCCTCATCCGCTAAAACCACAAAGTTGCTATTCGTCTCGTGAACTACTCGCCTACTCTTGTTCTACAAACAACGCTAATGTTGCTGTTTTCTCCAATTTCGGATTTGGTGTCTGTGAGAGAACTCGAATCTCCAACTTCTGAATTAAAAGTTCAGTTTTCTACCAATTGAAATACACAGACATATCATCTGACTTTTTATATGGGAGTCAGAAAACCATTTGCATTTTATTATTTACCTATGATTATGTATTACCTAAATTGAATCACTATTTTCTTGATATCTGTAGTCTCCAAAATATTTTATTTCAGCTTCTTTCCTTACTCTAATTGCATCCGATATATCAGTATATAAGCCTAAATTTACTAATTTGTTTTTATACTGAATCAAAACTTCCCATTTGCTCGAAGGAGAATGCCAATAAACGCTTTTATACCCAGAGGTATTATCTTTTCTTGGCGTAGAGTTGCTTGCGTTTTGTTGATAGCTTACTAATCTCAATTGTGATTTTCTGTTATCTTCTTTTTTATGAAAAATATGATCTACAATTAAATTATCTTTATTAAAATCTTTCAATATAAATCTATGCATATACATCATTTTGTTTGAATTATGTGTATGAGTAACAACATACCCATCACCGTTTATATACCAACAATATTCTTTAATCTTATCATAATCTTCTAAGTCAAAATAAAATTCTTCACCTTTAGAAGTATAACCAACACCATATTTGCCAGATAAATCATATGTATTAAACTTGCGTTTAGCAGGATTAACTAATGGGTTTTTAAAAGGATTTAAACACCCGCAAGAAATACATAAACCTGCTTTTAGACGATTAGTTATTGTAGTATGATAATTTCCACAATCACATTTACATAACCACATCACCTTTCCATTTTTATTTTCGGCTCTTTCGATTACTTCAAGTTTTCCGAATCGTTGACCTGTTAAATCTTGAAATTTTCCTATATTTATCACCTCATTTAATTGTACCCTTGACAGTACCGCTCTGTCATTAGCTCTCGCTGTGTTCTTTACACTATAGGGTCTGATTGGTGGGTGCAACACCCACCGTTTATGGAGGTTATAAATTTAGAAGCCTGTGGTTTGGGATTTCGGCTCTGCCCCGAAATTATCAGCGTCAAAGACTGATGTACTTCTCATTATACTAATCCCAAATATATTTATTTTAAAGCTCAATTTTATTATTTACTTATCGTTTGATTACATATATATTATACTCGATAACCCTGCACTTGTCAAGTGCTTTTGCAAATATTTTATTATTTGCTTTGCTTTATGCATTGGAAGTGATTTTCACTTCCATATTTCTCTTAATTTTCTGCATTCTCAATACTCTGTCTGAACTTATTGTATTCGCTCACCATACGATATGCTTTGGTCACTGAAGTATTGAATGTCCGAGCATATGTTTCTGCACTATTCATGTCTCCAGAAAAGACATAATCATTTTTTCTTTCATACTGATACATTTTATTGAACATACCTGCTTTTTTAACATTGGGAGCTTCCAGTCGCACATCCTGTATAGATGCCCCCATTGCGTTCCACTTTAAATTTACGAAACTTGATTTCTTTTCGGAATTAAATAAATTATCATATGTCCAATTCTTTGTTTTTCTTTTATACTGTCTTTTTACGCTATTTTGCTCATCTGCCTGCAATTCTAATATTTCCGAATACAGGTCATCAATAAACTGAATTTCCTCATCTGAAAGTTCAATAGACTTTCCATTGACGGTCAGCTGTTTGGTACTGATTATATTCCTTGCATCAGACAATGTAATAGAAATCATATCATCTGTTGTAAGTTGCTCCCAAAGAAATACATTAAATACATTGAATTTCTTTTGTCGCACAACTAAACTTTTATACATTTTTTCGGATAATTCAGATTCTTGCAGAATAAGATACTCCTCTTCTGCTTGAGTTAACGCCTGTTTCAATTCTGAAAAAGTAGCAAAGTATTCATCTTTACCGCTTTCGGTTTTTATATTGGATACTATACTTTTAAGTCTATTGACTTCGTAAAAACTATCCTTTATGGATAAATCATAAGTCTTATTTACCCATCTATAATAATTACACAGAACGCCGTATAAAGCGTTTAAGGTAGTAATTTTCTTCTTGTCGGCTTCTATTACATCGGCGATTTCCTCAGCTGACATATCAAATATATTTTTATCTACTTTATTCAAAGCAGATATTCTTAGTGCGTAATTACCAAAACTGGGATTCTTTTCAATAATATGCTGACAATATTCTTCAAAGTATGGTACCATATAATCGTCCTTTCTATATTCACTAAATCAATTTTATCATCTTCTTTCTGATTTGTCAAGATAAATTATACAGAATACGCAGAATTATTTTCCAGACCAAAGCTTGCAGCGATGGCTCTATCGATACAAGTCATCATTCTTTCCCCAAGCTTTCCTGCCCAGCTCAGAACTCGGCTCTTATCAATAGTTCTTATCTGCTCCGTCATTACAGTAGTAGGCTTTGTTAATCCTGTCTCTACAGATGGGTTTATACTTACGTGTGTTACCATTGGCTTTTTCTCCTTACTGGTCATGATAGCCACTATAAGGCATGGTGAGTGTTTATTTCCTACTTCATTTTGTATTATTACGGCTGGACGGATATCACCTTGTTCTGAGCCGACCGTATCTCCAAAATCAACCCAGACAATATCGCCACGGTGATATTCCATCACAGTTGAATGATACTTATTATCATAATGTCTAAAATTAGTTGAGCTATTAGCAATCATTTTTTATTTTCTCCTTTCATTCAGATTAGCAGTAATTCCGTTGTTCCTCGTTTTATTATCTATATTTTATCATTTACATATTTTTATTTATACTATATTTTGTGTCTAAATTGCAAATTCTATCATTTCAGAGAGATTGTTAAAAAGCAATATTCCGTCTTCTCTGACTTGACAATAATCTGTTCCTGTTAATTCATCGGATCTTATCTCCCCTTCCAGTTCGTATTTATCTTTGACAATATTTCTTAAAATTGGCTTGAACCACTGTGTAAAGGCTATTCCAAGGATATTATCATATGTATCTTCTATAATATATACTATATTATTACCTTTCATCAATTCAAATTCCACCTTCTCTTTGTGAGGTGTGATATTGAGATGAGTTTCTTCGCTGGTGTCGGTATCGATATTTTTTATATTTGTATAAATGCGTTTGACTTTTTTACCATCTATAAATGTGAGAAATTCAATTTTTCCGTTTTTAAAATATTGGGACAACTGATTTTTTATGTCTTCTGTATTCATTTTTATCGATCCTTTCATATCATTTACAAAACTTTCGCTTAAATTGCCACACTATTCCCTTATATACGGACTTGCCATAAGGGAACGAGAAAACATTCCCATTGGCATTTATCCATATTTGATGGCTTCCGTTACCGTTTCTGAAAAATGTAAAACCATTATCCGTTAGCATTGCGAGAAACTTTCTGATATCCATTCTGCATTCCTCTCAACATATTTTTAGCTTTATTTGTCGCAAGATTGTGTTCATACTCCTTTAATGCAATAAATAACTCCACTTCATCTCCATATGAGTCAACATTGCAAACATAACATTCGACAGGATATGGATTTTCATCATAAATCTTATCGAGTGCTGCTTTCATTTCCACATCATCAACTATATAATATTTACCGCCACGATGACATACAATGAAGGGCTTTAATTTTATCTTATCAAAATCACGAACATATTGTTCCACCCAATATTTACATGGGTTTTGATGATAACCGCCATTTTCCATAGTCATTATAAAAAGTTCATTTGACATTAAGGTACGTTTGGTAAAATCATAAGGAAGATTGTATATTTTCATTTTAGACCTCCATTACTTCAAGCACAGAATATCTGCTACTTCGTCAATAGTTATTTCCCTGTATGTATTATCTCTAAGGTCAATTATAAAGCAGATGCAAGGCTTCTCTTCCTTATACTTATAAAACTGTTCTATTATCATTGAATCCCAATCTGTTCCCCTTCGAGTTAATCCCTCGGTCTTATAAGCACAACTTTCATTATAGCCAAGGAAGATAGTTCTTCCGTATTTTTCTGTATTTCTTGATTTAATTTCAGAGAGTGTATTCTCAGCTATCATAATACTTGACAGCTTTTCTACTTCATCTCGAAGATACTTTTCGTCTGCCTTTACTTTACCATTATAACCAATAAACTGGGCATATTTGTTGAGCATCTCATCATATATATTCATTTCAAATTCCTCCAATCAGGCTTTAAGCCAATGATATTGTTGTCTGTGTACGATCTGCGAGAGTGTCAATAACGATATTTCCGCAAACGGTGGGAAATATAGCTGTTACTCTCTCGCCTTTTTTTACTTCATCGTAATGCTTAGAAACATTTTCAGCCCACATACCTTTTATATGTGCATAAAGAGCCATAGCAACATCTTTTGCAAGCATAGGATTTTCCTTCTGCTTTGTCTTGAGGTCATCGCTGACCTTGTATTTTCCTATCTGTAACACCATTATCGATCCTTTCTTATTACTGGAAATTTGCCTTTATATCCGATAGTTTTAAGAGCTATATATCTCGTATATCCATCTTGCAGAACATTATCTTTATTTACCTTAATTGGTTTCCCATCGAGATAATCCGACAATGTATATTTCTCAACAGCTGTCTTTATCTGCTCAATACACTTGTCAATTTTTTCTTTTTTAGGTGGACTAACTTCAAAGATTTTAGGAACTGATATTTCATCAACACTCAACCAATCTGCTGTAGCTGAGAGCCTATGAAGAAATTCTTCTCGGTTTGTTTCTTCCACCAAAACAGCCTTGACTTCTTTTATACCGTCTCTCACGGCTATGGTGTAATCCTTCCATCCGGTTATAAGGTTATATGTACCGTTATCATTCTTATGGACGATAACAAGGAGACTTTTAACTGATTTCTGCAATCCAAAGATTGTTGAAGAATCATTCTTGGTATGAATATCAGATATCATTCTGATCTGGCTCACAGGTATGAGTTCATAATTTTTTCTTTTCCGAGATAATGCTCTAAATTCTTTAACGGTCATTTAAATCATTCCTTTCAAATCTTATATCCAGATAATCTTTCAAATTCTTCCAATCCAAGGTTGAGGTCAAGCCATTTCTGACGAAGCTTCAAAGGGTTTACTGTCATATAATATTTTAATGTTGTATTAAGGTCGGCGTGAGCTACGGCTATAGAAGCAACTGCTGCATTTCTATCGTCCTCCCAGCCTCGTGATATAAACTCGCAAAAAGTTTTCCGCATAGCATGAGACGAATAATGCCCCATGATGCCAAGCTTTTGAGTTATTGATTTAAGCCATCTACCGATTGATGATACAGTCATAGGAGCAATTTCTCTCTCATTACTGCTTTCATCGTACCTCTCCCCTGTTGTGATTACATCTGTGATTTCTCCGTATTCATCATATATAAATTCATCGAAATATGCTCTACGGTTTCCATCACCTCTAAAAAGATAATTTTCGGAAGTTAATCCCTTACGATCAATAAGGTATTTGAGAACAGTCTTTACTGCTTTATTAAAATACACAGGTCTTGCTTTATCTGTTTTCTGTTCAGCGATATACTTAATGTCAAGAATGTTTCCTTTCTCATCTGTCACATCTTTCACTCTGAATGAAAGAATGTCACCACAACGATAGCCTGTATTTATTCCGAAAACAAACATTGCTGCTTTATGGTATGCTTTTTCTTCAAAACACTGACGGATAACAGCGTTGATATCGTTCTCGTACATAAATGCGTCCGCAGAATGTTTGGTAGGTGCTTCTACATCGGTAACAACAACTTGTCTATGTGCTACTTTACGCCTATTTTTTCGAGATGATATATCAATAATATTGGCTGTTCCGTTGTTATAGGCTATCGCTGCGTTCATTGTGATTTTCCCTCCGTATCAGAGTATGTAATCAGACACTGTATATCGGCTTTATTTTGCCTCTTTTAGACATCTCATTATACTTATCCCTAAGAGTTTCCGTCCAGTTGATAGGATAAGACATTTTGAGGTTCTTAGCTGTGTTTGTAAGTGTCTGAGGAGTGTATTTTGCAAGAGCATTGACAAGTCTTGAAGTAACGATATTATTTCCATAGAGCTTTAAAAATTCCATTGTTCCAGCGATTATTTCACCCTGCAAACTGCTTTCTCTTCCGCTGTAAGCTTCGACAAGGCACTTTATGGCAAGAATTGTATCGCTGGCATCCTTTTTGTAAAGCATTTCTACTTTTTTAGTAGCGTTAATTCTCATTCCGGTAGTCGTCTTTTTATCATAAGGAAGTCTTCCACCAACACGAGAAACTTCTAATGCAAGTTCACAAGGAAGCTTTCTGCCTGCTTCGTAAGATGCAAGTGTCATCTCATTAAATGTATGCCTATGTTTCTTCTCATACTGGTCAACATAATAATCAGCTTCATCGGTATAGGTCATTCCCTTATGTACGATGCACTGTATATCAACAGGCTTATTCTCATTAACAGTTTCAAGAATAATTATCGTATGCTGTCCGTCAATAACATAATACTTACCATCCCGATAAGAAACGTGTACAGGGTCAATTTTATTGGGATTAAATTCCTTAACACATTTAGCAATGAATTTCATATCAATTTTACGCTGATATGGTTGTTTACTTTTAAGCTGAGATGAGTTTATTATTCTTGTTGTCCAACTGGGCTGTACATTGATTTCCATAATTTTATTCCTCCATTATATTAGATTTATCTATGATTGCTTTCTTAAAAGAAGTTACCGTGTCTATTACTTTACTCAAAGTGAGTGTAATATCTGCAATAGCCTCCTCTTTGGTATATTGCCTATCAGGCACTCTATCCACCATTTCGATATAATCGTTCAATGATTCAAGATAATTATTAGTTTCGGTCTTAAACATACTTGTTATCATCGCAAACGTAAGTGGTTCTTCCGAGTCATCTTTCATTCGTCTAACTCTATCCAACATAGTATCTGCTGTTTTATTGCCTACGATAACAATATTACCTTTTCGCTTATAAAGCCCTGTTGATGTTATGTTGTCATTGAGATATAATATTTTGTCCTCATCGCTACAGTAATTTAGCGCAGAGACAACTCTAACTGCCTGAGATGTGGAGTTTTCTGCCAAAACCTTATTGACACACTTATCATTTATCTCACTCTTGATAAGTTTGTCATAACAAGACAAAACACACTTACAATTCTTTGCGGTTCTATCAGGCTGACCGAGCGCCTTGCTCACCTCCCTGTAGGACGTTTCCGCCTTCATTGATTTTGGGTTCAACTCCACTTGGCGAGTCGCAAGCTCCGCTATCGTCTGACACAATTTCAGTGTCAAGCACGTCTGAGATAAAGTCTGTTTCATTTCCATTATTTCCGCAGTCAACATCGCCTGCTTCTCTATCTTCGTCTGAGTTGATTTCCTTGCCATTTATTTCACCTTCATTCATAGTTATATTATTTTCTTTACATTCATCAAGATATTCGTCCATATAATCATCAATAACATACTGTCTGTCTCCTACCATTTCAGCAGAATAGAGTGAATTTCCACCCTCCTTAGCTGGTTTATCACTTGGCTTACAGCTTAAAACAAACAATTTAAAGTTTTCACTATTCCAAAATTTATTAAGGAAAGTTATATATTCTTTCACTGTTTTGCCCTTTTTCTTAAAAGCATCAAGACTCATTATATAATGAGGAACAGTCATTGAATCAAATTTTGATATGTCTTTATCTGAAAGAGCTGCTTTAACTTCAGAAAATTCTTCTATAAGAGTTGCAAGATTTGCAAGGACAGAATCGTCTACATAATCATCAAAATCATCATCTGCAAATTTCATCATTGAAGTAGAATTAAGAATTTTATAATTATAAAAAGTCATCATCATCAACGTTCTGACTATGCAGCCAAGAATACTGTCTTTCTTAGCAGTACATCCTTTAACGCTATCCCACAATGTACTATCGCACATAGGCTGTAAATGTCTCATTATGGCTGAGCCAAGGGCAAATCTAAGTTTCTGATAAACTGTAGGAGATTTGCCATTATTAAGACAAAATACTATTTCATCAAGTTCATCATCTGAAAAATTACAATATCTATGAACTTCAAGCCTATAGTCATTAAAAAACATTTGAATTACAATCGGAAGCTGAGAATATTTTTTTCCAGCTATTTCAAAATTCTTTTCCACTGTTTTACCATCTCCATTTGTAAAAATACAAGATATAGGTTTTGCTTTTTTATTAAGAGCAAATTTATCTTGTTTGTAATCAACGATTGCTGTACTTCTTTGTAATCCTTCCAAAAGTGATAACACAGTATAACTTTTACTTTCGGAGCGTCCAGATGCAACAGCAAACATTCCTATCGGACGATTATGTAAAATTGTTTCAATGAGAGTAGACCTTTGTTTGTTAGTCCACTGATCATTGGTTCTTTGAATAAGAACATCTCGACTAATTTTCCCCGACAATATCTTTTCTACGTATGTTTCAATGGAATATGGTATCGAAATAACTTCTGATTTATCCCTTGACCGCTCAGATAAAGTATAAGACACACCGTCTATTTCAATAACATTTGGGTCAATTTTTTTCTTTGCCATATGTACTTCCTCCTTTGAATTTTTGCTTATATCATAACATATGTTTTTGACCGCTCTTGACAAATTCAAGAACATATGTTATGATATAAAACTAAGGTTTTATTTTACTTTATTGGTTGACCTTGGTATAATAATACCACATATTAGGGAACTTGTCAATATATTTGTGGTATATTATTGTACAATTTTTTCTATCTTATTTTGTTAAATATTCCTATACCGAAAGGAGCATGAGCATGTATGAATCAATTTTCTTTACAAGTAAAAGAATATTTATTAAGAAATAATCTTAAACAGAAAGACATTGTTGAAAAGCTGGGGTTATCCAAAAATGCAATCAGTCAATCACTTAATCGTGATAACATTTCTCTTGACAAAATGCTTCTCATTGCCGATGCTTTGGACTGCGACCTGGAGATTAAGCTTGTGCCGAGGTCTAAGTCTTAACATAATTATAATGTAAAATAAGGAGTTGTTATTATGAACAATAGTATCGCTTCCCAGCTCAAAGCTATTGAAAAGAAAATCCAAAAGGAATCAGCAGAATACCAAGCTAAATTAAACAAAACATCAAAAAGAAATTGGTTTACGAATGATTTTATGAAAAGTATTCATTCTATATCAATTGAAGCATTATTCGCCAAAGCTAATATTGATATATCTCACATCGATAATTTAACAGACGATGAGATTGCTGAATTAGAAAAAGTCATTCCTTCAAAGTTTAAATCGTGGGAAGATTTTTATAAAGAAGCATTTAAGTTTAATGTCAAGAAATTCATATTAGATTCTCAGTCTAACAGGCGTTAAAAGTATAGTATCTTCATTCAAACTGGATGTAGCCCATTCAAAATTGTCACAGGTGAGATGAGTATCGCTTTTAATCACCCCATCGGCTATCCCCTGTTCTACCAAACGATAGAACTCCTTTTCATTGACTTTTGTTTTAATATGTATTGTTAAATTTTTGCTCATATTAACAAACCTCTCTGATTTAATAATCTTGAACAATGTAATTTGATCCACAAGGCATAGAATTTATCTCATTTTCATACGGATCAATATGGGCAACCAAACGTCCGTCTGTAGTGAAATATTCAACAACTTCTCTAAGCGGTTCCTTAGATAAATTGTTACTTGACTTTCCTCCCACTTTAGATTTTACCTCAATAAGAGTAATCATTCTTACTCGTGTTGTAGACGTATAATTTTTTAACATTTTAATTACCTCCTATTTCCGACACAGTTCACAAATAATACAATAAAAATAGTGCGGTCTGACAATTTTTCTATCAAACCGCACTATTTTCTTGATTTTTCGTAGATAATCTGATATAATCAAAAGTAATTGGAAGACCCATACGCCCCTTTTCCCCGTATTACTTACGGCAGTTTGACTACCTACAGAGGAGGGGATTTGTATAGAGGTTTTGATTGCGTTGCTGTCCATACTCGGCACAATCGTTATTCCAATAACGCTCGTAATTATCGTGAAAATGTGCCTGAATGACAAGAAACATCGTTTCTCCATTCGTCTTGGAAAGAATGGATTCAAGGTCGATATTAGACCGATAGATTAACACCCAGAGCGTCAGTATGGGTGGCTCTCACGTTATGGGTAGTGGGAGCTTTTACTTTTGATTATGTATCGGATTACCTACTATATCTATTATACTGCAATGCAGATAATAAATCAAGTCGATTTAGTGCGATTTTCAAATTTTATATATAACATGGGATAATACATTACATTGGCAACTATCCTTTCTATTTTTATTACTATAAATGAGGTGTTCTTATGTTAGTCTTCACAACAACATTTCCCATTTCAAATAACTTATCTGTCGAAAGTTTTATAAATCTCGCTGTCGAATGGGTTTCAAATTCCAAATCCAAATACAATTTTGATGATTTTATATGGAATGGGTCAACAACTTTTTCAGTAACGGATATGTCTGGAAATGTTGAACTATCCATAAACACAATCAACGAAACACAGACCGTAGCTATCAGATTAAAAAATCTTGATGGGTCTATTGAATGGATAAGTGACTTTATTATGACAAACAATCATATTTCTGTTCAACTTCAACGAAATTCAACTGACAATGCAGATTATATTCCAAAATTTCATATTCCATATTTTTTAAGAATGATTTTAGGAAAAAACTATGGCGGATGCGATAATTGTTTAAACATCAGTACCTCTCCTACTATTATAACAGAAAAAAATATATCTATAATTGTAGATATAATTAATTCAGGTAGTTTATATAAACTCCCGATTGTGTATATATCTCGACAAATGCCGGGAGATTATAGCATAGATGCTAATCAAATGGCACGTAAACTTGCTGGAATAGCACATATCTTAGTTGAAAACGATACGTCAGTATCAAGATTGCTTCAAGAAAAAACATCAAGTGCCAATCCATACAATGGAGCAATTCAAGTATATTACCCAAAGAATTTTACTAAAAGATTTATCCCTGAATATTTTTATTCTCGAAAAGAAATGCAAGATAGCATTATTAGTTTTATAAGTGAACGTAATCTTCAAATGAAAATTGATGAACAGTATCAATATTATTATGTAACGCAACGCATTCTTAACAATAAGCGATTAGAAGCGGAAAAGAAACATAAACAATCTGAAAACGATATTGACTCATTGACTGAAATGTATGATGCACTTGAAAAACAATACCAAGCTCTCAAAGAGGAACAGGAACATTTAAGTTCTGAATTAAATGATTCCAAGGCCAAAACTATATTTTTGCAAGATCAAGTTATGGAATTAAAAGAAAAATTAGATCAACAAACCAATGACCAAAACACACCTTTAATATATCATGGTGATGAACCTGATTTATATACAGGTGAACAACACGATATTCTTTTAGCAGTACTTGCCGATGCTTTAAACAAAATTATTCCCAATGATACACCCTCCTCTCGCAGACACGATGTAATCAATTCTATTTTAAAACAAAACAAACCAATCGGTGTGTTAAATAACAAATTAGAAGTTGTTAATCAAGTTTTTAAACATTCCAAATTAACCAAACAAGATATTGTTGAATTACAAAAAATCGGATTATGTCTTACTTCGGACAAAAACCATTATAAATTTACATTTATGAACAAGCCATGTTATTATACTACAGTTTCTAAAACAGCAAGTGATATAGGACATGGAAACAAAAACACAGCTAATCAAATAAAGAGGTCATTCTTTTAATCTTACTAAGGTATCTCTTGCAAATTCTAAGTAAGGTCTTTCAAATATCCTATAACAAATGATTGGGTTATCATATTCATTTGTACAGATATTAATCGCCCCGATTGTTAATGTATGATTAGATAATTCAAGCGGTATCCCCCATTTAGCTAAAATATCCACATCGGTGGTCAGCTTTACATAACATCCAAATGGTAACAAGTCATCTTCGTTCATTATTAAGTCGTAGTTGGACGGAACACCTGTTAAGTCATAATATTTTTTAACGGCATCCGTTAAAGTTATATGCTTGTGTTCTGCGATTTTTGTGACGATCTCAAGATAATTCATACTCTTGGGGTCAACACTTAAATCAACTTCGTTGTTGAAATACGCTCTGTTCATGTGACACCTCTTTGACTATGTAAAGTTATAATAATTACTCACTAATATTTATATGTATTTGCATATTAAATATTAGTGTTTAATATATTCTTTTCTATACTACTTGACTTTTTATCGAAATATGTTATAATATAATACTAAGGATTTGCGCTATCGCATTTCCTTGGTATGGTTATAGTATATCACGAATTTTGTATAATGTCAATACGATTTTCGTATATTTAGGTGAAAAACAATTTATAAATTTATCCATATTTTTTATTGGATTTGCACAAGAGGTGTAACCACTATGATTAAATGCAATTTAAAATCTCTAAGATTTAACCATAATGACATATCTCAAAAAGAGTTATCCCAGAGCGTAAATATTAGAACACAAACAATCTCTGATATGGAAATGGGGAAAACTAAATCTTACTCAGTTGAAAATTTGAATAAGTTATGCAACTATTTCAAATGCGACATATCAGATATCATTAGCTATGTTCCTGATGCACCAAACATCGTCTGCACATCTCATAGAATAACGTCAATACCTATCTCAGTAGTTGCAGCTGGTGCTGGTATATCCACTAAATTTACAATAGATAATTCATTTGAGAAGAAGGAATTTCCATCTGATGTTGTTCCCTCTAATGCTGATTGCGGTATTCGTATCAATGGTGACTCAATGTCCCCTGATTACCCCGATGGCTGTATTGTTTGGGTAAAACAAACCACTGAGGTCAAATATGGAGATGAGGTAATTGTCATTCTTAACGGTTCCCCCTATTTCAAAATATACGAGAGAGACGGTCTTCAATCAATCAATCCTGATTATCCGGTTATAAAGATTTATGATGATGACAAAATCTCTGTATTTGGTAAAGTTATAGGAGCTTGTACTGACAACATCTAATAATATGTATTAAACTGCAAAGAAATATTACGGCTGAATATGTATTTGATGTTTAACACCACCTTCCTCATATACAAGTAATTATCAAATTCTTTTACCTTTTCCCTATTGCGTTTATGTTGATGCAATAGGGATTTTTCTTTATTATGAAACTTTTGAAGCAGTAAACTCTAAATTTGACATTTCTCGTGATATGTGTTATAATGTAATACTAAGATTTTTTCTTTTATGTAATTTCTTGGTATGGTTATATTATAAATCAGTTTTTCCTAATTGTCAATAAGGTTTTCCTTATTTTCTGATTTTTGTAGATACTACCAAATTATAGAGGTGAAATTTATGACTATTGGTGAAAAAATTCTATCTGAATTAAAAAAACAAGATAAGCAACAAAATTCACTTGCAGAATATATAGGGGTTTCGGCAGCATCTATAAGCGATTGGGCTAAGAGCAAAGATGTTAAGTTTCAAAACGTTGTAAAAGCATCTGAGTTTTTGAATGTTTCACTTGATTATCTTGCTTATGGCACAGAAAACACCAGTCTCTCCCCTATTGAACAAGAATTAATCAACTCTTTCCGTAAACTTTTGCCTAATGAGCAACAACGAATTATCGGAAGGTGCGAAGAAATAGTTTCGTCTAAAGACGATACAGAACCTGAAATTATTGAAATTGCGGCGAGAAGTAAAAAGGGAAATACTCCGAAAACTTCTACAGACGAGTATTAAAATGAAATGTAAAAGCGAGGAATAGCAATGATTAAAGATACTAACAGCACTCCATCTTCAAATGTCACAGAAAGCGAGGCATTCAAAAATTTTAAAGACCTTTTAGAAAAGATATTTGAATTAGATAAATCAGACCTTGATTTTGGAATTTATCGTATACTTAACATTAGAAATGATAAAATCAAAGAATTTCTTTCAAATGATTTACCAAATAAGGTAAAGGATGCCCTCAGTTCATTTAATGATCCCAATTACAATATGATTGCTCTTGAATCAGATGTTTATTCCGCTTTATATACATTTTTTAGCCGTTACTATGATGAAGGTGACTTTATTTCAAAACGCCGTTATAAAGAAGGTGTTTATGCTATTCCCTATGAAGGAGAAGAGGTTAAACTTTATTGGGCAAACCAGGATCAGTATTATGTAAAGACAAGTGAAAACTTCAAAGATTACACCTTTAAAGCTGATGATTACCTTATCCATTTCCGCATTGTTGACGCTACAACCGAGCAGAACAACAACAAAGAAAGCGATGACAACACTCGTGTGTTTATGCTGTTTACAGAGGATGAGGAAAATTTTCCTGGCATAAAGACTATGGAATATAACTCTGAGAAAAAAGAAATCACAATTCGATTTATCTATGAAATTCAAAATAAATACACTGGCAAAGCAGATACTATTATTCAGAAATGGACTGAGGATAATTTTGAATCCATAAAGGAATGGCTTGTGAATGAGCAGATTCCTACATGGGATACTCTTCTCAAAAGCAAAGAACACAAAAAGGATAAGAAATATTGTTTGTTAAAAAAGCATCTTAATGCTTATGTTGCAAAGAATACTTTCGATTATTTTATCCACAAGGATTTAAAAAACTTCCTCACTCGTGAACTTGATTTCTATATCAAGAGCGAAATTATGCACCTTGATGACCTTGATACAGATAATGAGCAACGAGTAGAAACATATCTTGGTCAAATCAAAGCAATTAAACGTGTGGGAAATATTATAATTGACTTTCTCGCCCAGATTGAGAACTTCCAGAAGAAGCTTTGGCTGAAAAAAAAGTTTGTCATTGAAACAAACTGGTGCATTACTCTTGACCGAATTGATGAAAAATTCTATCCTGAAATACTTTCAAACGAAGCGCAAGTTCAAGAATGGATTGATATGTATTCCATCGATGAGATAAGCGAAAATTCGACAACTGTAGGATTTACAAACCCACCTACGGTTGATTTCTTGCGTCAAAATTTAAATCTTGTTGTAGATACCAAGCACTTCACAAGTAATTTTACAGAAAGACTTATTGCTTCTATTGATAATCTTGATAATAACACAAACGGGTTATTAATAAGCAGTGAAAATTTTCAGGCAATGAATTTATTGCTTCATAAATACCACAATAGCATAGATACAATAATTACCGATCCTCCCTATAATACAGGAGATGATGGATTCTTGTATAAGGATTGTTTTTTTCATTCTTCATGGTTATCAATGATAAATGAAAGATTACAATTGGCTTATAACTTACTATCTAATAATTCTTGGCTGTCAATGAATATCAATGATATTGAGTTATCAAACATTTTACAACTATTTAATAGCTCAAATTGGAATACACCTACAAACATCACTGTTAAAATGTCACATTTGAGTGGTATGAAGATGTCGCATATTGATAAAAAAATACCTAAAATTAAAGAGTCAATATTATTATCTTCAAAGGGAAATGGTTGCTGTGTTAATCCAATTTATGAAAAATGCGATTGGGATTCTGCTTTTGAAAGATATACATCATTTTTGAAAAAAAATAATTCTGATAATCCTGAAAAATGGACAAAAACAACTGTGAGAAAGGAGGCGATTAACCAAGGTATTGATATACACAATAAACAATTATATGATGAATTTAAAATACAAAATGCTAATTTGATTTTTCGTACAGCTGTCGATGATGCTGTTACTAATACACCCAAAGATGGTATTATACGAGAAATCACAACAGCACAAGGAATAAAAAAATATATATTAAATTGTGAAGATGTACTTTTTGCATCTCAATATATGAAAGAGATTGATGGAAAATTATCGCCAGTCCAAGTAAAGGGTGATATATGGGATGATATTGGAATAAATAATGTACACAATGAAGGTGGAGTTCAACTACCAAACGGGAAGAAGCCTGTAAAGTTGTTTGAACGTTTACTAAAATTGCTCTCATCAAATGAAAATGGTGTTATACTTGATTTTTTTGCAGGATCGGCAACTACAGCTCATGCAGTTATTGATTACAATAAGAAAAATGCAAATAGCAAAAGGAAGTATATTCTAATTCAAGACGATGAGACAATTTTCACAAACAAAACGTTAAAGCGTACAAAAAATGTTATTTATTCGAGTGACTGGAAATTAGACAAAGTAACATCACGTAACACAGGCATTTCTCATATAATGAAATATATAAAACTGGAAAGTTACGAGGATGCACTTTCAAATATAACTCTCAATGACATAGATGTCATTCCTTCCCTACTTGGAAATGATTATCTTATTAATTATATGCTTGATATTGAATCCGAAGGTTCTATTCTTAACCTCGATGCTTTTAATCATCCATTTGAATACAAATTAAAGATAACAGAAAACAACGAGATTAAGGAAAAGAAAATTGATATTGTTGAAACCTTTAACTATCTTATTGGTCTTACTGTGCAAAAATCAAGTGTAATCTCATTTTTTAATGTGGTTGAAGACAAGAATAGTGAATATGAAGGAGCTGTGCAACTTATCGAAAATACTAATGGTATATATAATTTTAAGCACGTTACAGGCACAACTCCTGACGGAAAACGTGTACTCATAATATGGCGTACTATTTCTGATAATCTCATTGAAAGCAACGCTGCTCTTGATACGTATTTCATTAAATATTGTACAGATTCTCAAAACGAAGGATATGACATTATTTATGTTAATGGCGATAACAATCTTCAGGATATTAGTATCGAAGAAGATGGTTTTAAAGTTCTAATGACGGAGATTGAATTTAAAAAAAGAATGTTTGAGGAGGAATAAGAGGTGGCAAAGAAAAAACAAGAGCCTGTGTCGTTCAATGACAGACTTATCCTTTTTAGATACTTTTTAAAGTGCTTTGGCAAGGATAGTCTAAAAGAGTTGTCAAAAACACTCAACAGCTCAGAATATGAAGGCTATGATGAAAATCAGAACACATGGTTTTATGTGTATTTGAAACGCCTTTACTCCGAAAGTGGATTAAATGCAGACAAACTTCGTATCTACGATGAGAATATATGCCGATACATCAAACAAATCGGAGAAAACCGTAACGGCGGCATTGTGCTTAAATATTATCAGTATATTTCGCTCCTCTTTACAGAAATGTACCTTGACCGCTATTTCTCCGACAGAGACGGCTTTATCAAGGATTTAAACAGCTTTATTGATGAAGTAGAAGTAAGTGCTGAAACTCCCGGCATGAACAGTTTTACTCATTATACTGCCGAAACAATGAACAAACTTGCATTTATGTGTGCAACAGGAAGCGGCAAAACGCTGATAATGCACATAAATTTACTGCAATTCCTGCATTATCTGAAACGTGCAAGACGTACAAACAACCATATTGAAATAAACAAGATTATTCTTCTTTCTCCAAACGAAGGAATGTCAAGTCAGCATTTGGAGGAATTAAAACTTTCCTCTATTCCCGCACAGCTTTTTTCCAAAGATTTAAGTGGATTTTCTGCTGCTAAAAATGAAGTTATTGTTATTGATATGAATAAGCTGAAAGAGGAAGGCAAGGTCAAAACAGTATCCGTTGACAGTTTTGAACAAAATAACCTTGTACTCGTTGACGAAGGTCATAAAGGACTCAAAGGTGATGTTTGGAAAGATTATCGCAATAGACTTTCTGCTAAAGGGTTTGCTTTTGAATACTCAGCAACATTTAAACAAGCGCTTGGAAGTAAGAACAGTAAAGAACTGGATAATCTTATAGTTGAGTATGGTAATTCTATCATTATGGATTATTCATATAAGTATTTCTATGATGATGGATATGGTAAAGATTATCGTATTTATAATTTAAAAGAAAACATTACTGAAGAATACAAGCAAACTTACCTTGTAGGCTGTCTTATGTCTTTTTATCAACAAATGAAACTATATGATACACACAAAAAAGAATTTATGCCATTTCATATAGAAAAACCTTTGCTTGTGTTTGTAGGAAACAGAGTGAGTGAACCTATTAACAAAGATAATAAAGATAATAGTAACGTCAAGGAATTACTTACAGATGTTGAAGAAGTACTATCTTTTATAGATAAATTCGTGCATAATAAAGCTGATACCATAAGAAAAATCGATGCAATATTAAATCATGATACTGGTCTTTATAACGGGCAAAATGAACTATTTTCTAATGACTTTGTATACTTAAAATCTGTATTTGATGGTAATATATCAGCAAGCGATATTTACATAGATATTCTGCGCTTGGTATTCAATGTAAATTCTGTTCCCGAGGAGCCAAGATTGCATATTATTAATCTCAAACAGTCTGATGGAGAAATTGCATTAAAGATTGGTGAATACAATGATTACTTTGGTGTTATTTCTGTTGGAGATGCCGCTACTCTCATAAAAAAATGTGAAAATAAGTTAGTAACTGGCACAGAAGAGTTTGCATCTGAATCAATGTTTAGAACAATCAACAATAGGGATTCCAAAACAAATATTCTCATTGGGTCAAGAAAGTTTACGGAAGGTTGGAACAGTTGGAGAGTATCTACAATGGGACTTATTAATTTTGCAAAAAGTGAGGGTTCACAAGCAATACAACTTTTTGGGCGAGGCGTGCGTCTCCGAGGATATGAGGGCTGCTTAAAACGAAGCGGAAAAATTGATAAAGAAATTGACGTTCCTAAATTTCTTCCGTTGCTTGAAACACTCACTATTTTTGGTATCAAAGCACAATATATGGAGGATTTCAGAAAATTTCTTGAGATAGAAGATGTCAAACAGCCTGAAGAAATACGTCTGAAAATTCACAAACGTTTTGATATGGTCAAAGATAAGAAGCTGCAGGTAATACAAATTCCTAAAAACAAAAATTTTCAAAAACAATCCAAAAGATTAATTCTTGATAAACCAGATAATGTTGTGAATGGATTTGGCGAGTATCTTAGTAAACATAGTATTTCTATTGACTGTCGCTCAAAAGTACAAGCTATTTTATCAGACAAAGAACATCATTTTAATTCAAATGACGAAGAAAACTGCATTGAGTCGAATTTAATTTCTTGTTTAAACTATGCAAGGATATATTCCGAATTATTACAATACAAAAATGAAAAGCATTTCTATAATATTATAATTGACAAATCTAAATTACAAGAAATTCTACAATATAAAATAGGATATAAAGCTTGGTATTCTTTAATTATTCCCAAAAACTACCTCAAAATTAACACTTATAAAGATTTAGAGAATCTTACAGATTACGCAATAATAGCATTAAAAAGATATATGGATAGGTTTTATATGTACCATCGCCAAAAATGGGAATATCAATATTTATCTTATGTTGACCTTGAAGAAAATGACAAAAATTTTTATGACGAATACAAAATAACAATTACTGATACAGATGCAAACAATATAGAACTTCTCAACGAGTTTATAACAAAGATTAACAAAATGCTTGATGAAAAGAATTGCGTTTTGTTGTCTGATTCCGAGTCTGACGACTCTGCCGAAATTAAAGTTTTCGACTTTGAAAAGCATTTATACACTCCCCTAATCTCCTTGCAATCTTCTGTACAATCCTCCATACAAAGTTCACCATTACCCTTTTTAAATTCGGGGGAAGAAAAATTTGTAATCCTATTAAAAGATTATCTTAGTAAGCATATTGAATTTTTAGAAGGCAAAGAATTGTATCTACTTAGAAACAAAAGCAAAACAGGAATTGGATTTTTTGAAGCAGACAACTTTTATCCAGATTTTATTCTTTGGATTAAAGAGCCTAATATACAACGTATTAGTTTTATTGACCCTAAAGGATTAATGATGATCACTTCTAATGAATCCAAAATACAATTTTGCAATAAGATTAAGATGTTACAAAAAAACTTAGCAAATACCAACAAAGACGAAAAAATCATTCTTAATTCATTTATTTTATCCGTTACTGATTACGACAAATTAATATCAAAATGGGGACAAACAAAAGAAGCTATGGAAGCGTTAAACGTTTTATTTCTTAATGATAACACTTGTATTGAAAACCTATTGAATAAAATCTTATCAGATAACTCATAACCCCAAGTCCTTCTTACCTCACCCGTAAGAAGGACTTTTTATTGTTATTTTTCCAAGCATCTCTTGACAATCCTAAAATTATTTTGTATAATATAAACAAAATAAACAAGCACTACACATACAAATCACAAAACATAAACAAAGCCAGATTTAACAAAAAAGGAGCTGATTTTATGAGACGTTACCCACCACCAAGAAGTACACAACCTATCGTTGACAGTGCAGGATTATCCGTTATACTAACGATTATTACTGTATGTTGTCCACCATTAGGATTGGTCGCATACATTTTCGCAGGCATTTGTGAAGAAATTGGTTTGAAGATAAAAAAATAGTTTTGAACTGTGGCAGTAGATACTAATAATTTTATAACACAACAAGAAAGCCCTACTCAATTAAGAGTGGGGCTTTTATCTTTTGGTATATTATATGGTCCCGTCACTCAAACAACGCAGAATAGGCATTTGAGCAATTTTCGACCATTGAAAATGGCTATTTTACGTTGTCTTCGGTCACGTCTAGATTTGAAATCTGTCATTTGTAATAACTATCACAAGAAATTTTTATACTATTTTTCGACAATTCTCTTGACAATTCTTAAATTGTTTTGTATAATGTAAATAAAACAATATACTTTTATTTCCAACACTGATATTATATTTTTTATTTTAATGAAAGAGGGTTTTATATATGATTTTGGGCATTTCTGATACAAATTTCAAAAAAATATTAAACGATGAACAGCTCTTTTTACCTATTCAATGGGATGGAATCGATTTTTATTCGACTTTAAAATCATTATTCGACAATTACATTAAACAGTTAAAAACTCTATCCAATATTTCTACCACTTCTGAAAATAGTAAGGATAATCATTCTAATGATATATTATTAAACTTAAATAACGTAAAAAAGCTTTGTAATTATCTAACGCAAACTATCAACTATTATTTAAATGATTTTCCTGTAATGGCATATAATGAATTTAAAAATTTTATGGACACTCTTATAAATTCATCACTAAAGAAAAAAGATTGTGATGATATTTTTGATCAAACAAAAAGCTTTGACTATAATAGTGTAAATCTTTTCAGGGTGGTCAAAGTGGATGATATTAAGCCTTATTCAAGAAATCGTGTTCTTCACACGCCTTATAATTTACGATCTAAAGTTTCAACAAGTAGATATAGTATTGCTGGATATCCCAGTTTATACTTGGGAACATCTTTACAATTATGTTGTGAAGAGATAAACTATAATCCGTATCAAGGTTATGCATTGACTTCTATGTTTCGAATGAAGGATTTTGAAGAATTTGCCTTTCTTGATAATGTTCATTTTTCAACAATTGAGTTAAGCATTAAACCGCAAGATTTCATAAATTCAGAAAACTTCAGACAAGAGCCTGGTGGGCATATATCAAGAAAGACGCTTGAAAGCAAATTATATAGGCACAATTATCTTATATGGTATCCACTGATCGCAGCGTGTTCTTTTATTAGGACAAATAAAAAAGACCCTTTTGCTCCTGAATACATAATACCGCAGCTTTTAATGCAATGGATTCGCTACCTAATGGATAGTGATTATAAAAAGAATGGTCAATATAATTTATTTTGTATTCGATATTTTTCTTGTGCGTCCAAAAGAATGTCTAACATGGGATATAATTATGTATTTCCAACAAGCGGATTTCAAATATCTTCTAAAATGCCCTATTGCCCTATTTTGACAAACTCTTTTCTCTTAACAACACCTGTATATATTCATGAATATGACAGCATACATACCTGTGAGCAAGAATTGATAGCTACGAAGGATCTTGATTTTATCTATTTTTAATATTCTAAAACAAGGAGACATCAAATAATCCAATGTCTCCTTGTTTTTTTTTATTCTATCGTCATCTCTTTATCGTAGTATATCTGTGCCATACGCTGTTCTACCGAGCGATTTATGATAGCAATTAAGAAAGGTGTTAAATTAGTCAATCTAAAAGCCTGTGTGAAGAAAACAAAGCCTTTTTCTTTTATTATTTTTCCTATTAGTTCGTCAGCAAATGATGAACTGATCGTATTTATTCCTTCAAAGTCAAGATTTATTCGTTTTTTATCATTATTTACGATATTCATTACCATATTTCTGACCTTTTCGGCAGATTTACGTGTTCCTGTTCCTCCTGACATCTCAGATATCTTTATGTTTACAATATTTTCATCCGTGTCTGATTCTAGATTTTCAAGCCACAAATCCACACTGTTATAGGCACAACCTGAACTATTTGTTAATGCTGAAGTAATATCGATATCTTTAGAATAATCCAGTTGGAAATCTACTGTTGTTGTTCCATTGGATTTTCCTAAATAAAAACCTCCTCGTTTGGCGGTTTCTATAGTTCCATTTGTGTTCTCATATGTAGCTCCGTTAGAGCTTATTTTTAAAATCCCATTAGATTTGGTAATAATTTGTGATAATCCCCACAGACCATTACCTTGTCCTATACTTGTATCTCTCGTAACTTTTTCCTGTAAAGCCATTGTAATTGCATCAATAGGCGTTTGAGGATGATGTTCCGATGAACTTTTCAGAGAATTATATATTCCTGTTCCATAATCAAATATACAGAAACTAAGTCTTTTAGCACTTTGATGTATTTGACCCATAATATAACCACAGCCTACTCCTGAATGTTGAAGCACATTGTCCATTACTTCGTTAATACACCACTCAATGCTTCCGATAACGCCATCTGCTATAATTTCTGATTGACGAAGGCACAACAGATAATTATTTACAAGAGTATTAACCTCAACATCACTATCAAAAAACCATACGATGTCAAAAGGTGAATTTATCTGATAACTATGTATATAATCCTTGGCAACTAAAGGATTATTCATATGAGTATGTTCTATATATCCATTTAGTGGAAGAACCACTTCAAAAGTCAGATCTTCTTTGTTTTTATAATATTGAAGCAAAGCTGCTATAGGAACACAAGTATTGGAAAATATTCCATCGTCTTCAATTATAAGTTTAAAATCTTTATATCCTTTTTTAATTCCGTCTAAAATAGACCAATTCAAAAACTTGATTACAGATGAAGTTTTTGTTTTTAAGTTAATTTCTTTAGCGTAATCCATAATATATGTCTCTCCATTTACATTATATTCTGCTTTAAAATTATTGCTTTGTAAAATCATTTTGGTTATCATTTTTACACCTCTATTTTATCATATTATTTTTCCAATTTCAATGTTTTTTCAAAAATTTTGTTAATTGTAATATATCTTTTGCCTGATTTTATATCTTCCTTATTGGCAAATAATAATTCTAACCATTTGTTTTTATTACCTCCTATTATATTTCATAAGTATATTATATCATAAACAAATCGATTTGTCCATCGTGTTTTATTGCTTTTTAAGGCAATGATGTTTATATTTTCCGGTCATATATTCCGCATGATCTTCCATAATAGTTATGGGTGATCTGTTTTGGATTATAACAACTACATCAGGGCGAGAGATGCTGCTTGGCGCTGTCTTATTGACTGTGACATATCATTTCTTCCGACCAGGCTATCGGTAATATGTCATCATTATAATGTTGATATTATAAAAAATTCCGACTTATCTGATCATGAAATGCGGTTATCTCAGGGTCAGAGAGGAAAGCTTATTTTTTCCAAAGGCAAGCATTATATCATTGTTGATGATTCTGAGACGCATCAGGCTCAGCGCTACACCATTGCTCATGAGCTGGGTCATTTGATTATTCCGACAAGTGATGAATATGAGGCTGAACGCTTTGCTATTGGCATTTTGGCGCCTGCTTGCGTTTTATGGGGCTGCAACATTCATTCCGCTGAAGACATTGCTATGATATGCAACATATCTCAGGCTTCTTCTATGATACGTGCTGAACGCATGGAAACGCTCTATAAAAGAAACAGGTTTTTGACCTCTCCGTTGGAACGGAAAGTTTTTGATAATTTTTCCGAATTTATAAAGTCTATTTCTTCCGAAAAACATTAGCCTTTTACTCATGATGACATTTTTATTGGTAAAAATCCAAAAAATTTCCGCTTAGATTTGGGTAATAAAAAAGGACGTCTGAAACAAACATCCTTTTAGCATCTTTTTTATATTCCTTTTTTGTGCAGAAAAATCTATAAAAATACAGACTTTTCTCTTGACAAATTTGCGTATATACTGTATAATAATAAATGTAGGGAACACATTGGATAGACGATAGTTCCCGACGAATTAATGATTTTAAGTGTTAATAATCCGCCTAACTGGTACTTAGGCGGATTACTTCTTTATACGACTAAAGATAAAATCAACCAGTGTAATAACACAGCTGATAATATTTATAATAGTATCAATAGAAATAATTTCCACTCTCCTTTGCAGTTATTCCACAAAGGTTTGTGAATTTCGACCTCCTTTCCAACCAATGTGGTGATGGTCGGGAGGTTTACCGCCTACTCTATACGTCCAAACTCTTCAAAACAACGCCAATGTATTCCCTACTGCTTGTATTATACCATGCTTTTCCAAATATGTCAATATATTTATTGTTCCGACAAATAAAAATAATCGTCACCTGATCAAAGATGACGATTATTTTTTATATTTTTTATATTGATATTATTTTCCGAGGAACTCATTGACTGATTTTTCTATAAGTTCTCTTCTTGCCTTTATACTTGAAGGGCTGGTTGTATGCTCACGGACAAGCGATGCGTATGCCTCAGGCATATTTCCAAAGAACTTTTCCACCCACTTTGCAAACTGCTCGGGTGTATCGAATTTTTCCAGGTATGGCAGGTATCCGATGAAATGTGTGGGCTTGAACATCAGTTTGATCACGTCTGAATTTTCCTTCTCTATTGACATGATCTTATATGTTTCAAACATAAAGTCGTATGATGTTTTAAGCTGTTCCCTTTCGTCTGCATCAATACTGAGGACTTTCATAACCTCATTAACGTGAGCTGGTGTTAAATTTGGTTCGTCCTCAAAGAGGGCTATCCACGATCTGATTATAATTTCCTGCTGTTTGAGTGCTTTTCTTTCCGTTGAGGTGAGCATCACATTAAACAGCTCGTGATTAGTAAGTTCCTTGATATCTTCCATTCCCTGCTTATAAGAACGTGCGATGTCAAATTTGCTCATGGATTTTCCGTTATTAAGTCTGCGGAAAATAAGTGATTCCTGCTCGGGAGTTGCATTTTCCATGATAGAAATATTCAAAGTTGTATCTAATATCCAGCTTTGGAGCTTGGGAGGAAGCTGCTTGAAACGCTTGCCCTGAAGCTTGACGGGTTCTCCGTTAAGGTATATATCAGGCTCGTTTGTAAGTCCTGTAAGGGCAAAATCTCCGTCTATATAATGGATTATGGTTGTTCCTCTTTGTTTTCCGTCAAAGATTTTAAGAAGGGTATTTCCGTTGGGGAGTTCCCTTACACCTGCTATAAACGGGGACTGTGCATCGGTAATCTTCAGTAAGATCGAATGAATATAGAGGGATTTTCGGGTGTTGCTCCACACCTCTCCACGCTGCATATCGTCCGAAAAATCCACCTCGGGAACATCCTCATAATACATATTATAAAGGGATTTAACACTTATGCCTTTTTGATACATTTTGAATTTATCCATAAAAATTCCTCCTGACAAAATTGTGAAAATGATAAAACGCACTATTATTCCAATAGCTTTAGTTTAACATATTTTTTCCAATTTGTCAAGAGGTATTTTGTTTTATTAGTTACGTTAACTTGTCGGGTTTTGTATTTGTAGGGGTTGATTTACTCCATCATATATTTGCATACTGCAATAGCAATTATTTGAGCATTATTCGATATTGTTTCGTTCAGGCTGTTTTCCAGCTGCTCTTTATTCCACTGCACATCGTTCCAGTCTGATGCCTCAGAGCATATTCCCCAGTCGGGGATCGCTATATAATTTCCGCTTGTATGGCTTCCTAGGCAGATATGAAAACTCCAGCCGTTTGCTTCAAGGATAAATTCGGTTTCTTCGATGGGGTTATTTTTGTCATTTTTATCATCTCCGTTCAAGTCGCATTATTATTTTCCTCACTTTCAATTTTATCTGTCAATTTTCTTCCACACTCAGGGCAAAATTTGAATTTGCAATCATCAGGTACACTATTAAGGTTTGGAGAGAACGTGATACTTGCTTCACCAAGCACATCAATTATTTGTACCTTACGAAAGTCAAAATTTCCACCACACAGTCTACAAGTATTCATATATAATTCCTCTTTATGTTTTATAATTAAGTATATCACGTACATCAAATATAAAAACTATATCTGAGGTGAGATTTTCCGCTATAATTTCTTTTGCGTTAATATGTTTCACTTAATTGATATTTAATGTGATAATATCTACGTTATCTCCATAGATATTATCTATAGAAGAAATTTCCTCATCAATGAGCTCATCTGGCATCTCGCTACCAGCTCCGTCAAATATAATTTCTTCCTTTTCGTTATCGTAAATATTAAAATGCTGTGAGTCACCGTCAATAAGTAATTCCATAAAATCCTGTATAGTCATAATATTTTCCTCCTGTTAAATGTACTTTTTTATATTTAATCTATCATAATATCCGTGTGAAGTCAATCGATTTTTATTGCATCGCTAATGAATGGTTACGTCCTCAAAATACTTTTTCAGTCTCAGGGCTTCATAATTAGCCCTATACTGTTTATGACGCTGGGATTCTTCCGACAGACTGAATGTGTTATCATACTTGATAACTTCCGCTGCCTGCTGGGCTTCTCCCCTATTGCCATTATATAAGCTTGTAAGGATTTCCGTAAAGCTTGTGAATGTTGTGTTGCTCATGGCTATTCCTCCTCAATTATTTTCCATAGCTTGACTTAGTAAGCTAAACACGTTATACGGATTTTCCAATGGATCGGCATCAAGCCTATTATGTATATTGACCTCGAAAAAACTTCCGAGGATATACAATAATATTACAGTGCTTACAAGGTTTATAATATTTATATTCCGTTTTGTTGTTCTTACTTTTGTTCTCATTTTATTTTTTCCTCCGTGTTATTTTTTGATCTGAAGCCATATATCTTCACATACGCCTGCGAAAAGATAGAGCATTAAAACTATTATGAACATTGAATTTTTCCTCCTTTTATCAAAGTCATCAAAGTATTCTTTTTATTCCTCTTCAAAGTCAATATACTGCTCAATATCTGACTTTTCGGTAATTTCTGTAGGAGTTTCCAACGTTCCCATATTAGCATCATAATCATAATATTTGCCCTCGTTTAAATCTCCTACAGCTTCAAGAACGTGTATTGCAAGAAATACCCTACTTTCATCTATGCAGTATTTTGCAAATTCCAAAAGATCATCATAACTATGAATATTATCGCATTCATCAATAGCCTTTTCCATTAACTCATCAAATGACATTTCGTCATATTCTTTTCTTGTTATACTTAACATTTTAATTCCTCCATCAAACAATTATTTCATTCCGTATAATCGGCTTTTATAGTGCTGTTTACGTTTAACCTCATAGGCAATATAACTATAGCACCTATCTCCGATTCTATGTACAGCTTTGAATATTTTTCATTGGTTATGTATGTCTTGCTTTTCGTGCCTAAAGTTTTTAAAGCATCAATTATGTATCTGGACTGAAAACCGTAATTTTTCCCGTGATATTCAAAAATAAACGGCGTTTTTGAATTTTCCCTTTTGTGCTGTCTTGCAAGCTGCAATAAATCAGACTGATTTATATTTATCAGATTCATTCTATAAGTCGCTGTTGTATTGAATACATCAGGAATTAAACGGCTGTAATTACTTTTGGAAATTTCCTCTACAGTCTCCGACAGAACATTGACATTTATCTTGTATCCTTTATGACCTTCTGGCGTAAAGTACGCAAAATTATCTTTAATAGTGAATGTGTCTTTTATTTTGTCTGTTGCGCTCATTTGTGCAATAGCTCCTTGAAGCTCTTTTATTTGCGTTTTGTTCATAGTGTTAAACCTCCTCACGCCTTAATTTCAACATCGCCGATATAATGATCTTCTGTTGAATCATATACGGCAGCGTAAATTATACCATTTTCCAATGCCCATATATAACTAATCTGATAACGCTTATCGTCATAATCAAGGTAATAATTGTCGTGTATGTCAAGCCTGCATCCATCACGGATTCCAGATGTATTATTAATAACGTCCTCTGTTGTATCCTCTGCAATGTCGTGATCGTTTAACCATTCCGAAAAATAGTAGCACATTCCAGCAGCAAAAATACTGTTTAATCTGTACTTGTTTTTGTTCTCATCATAGCTTGACGGGATAACGTTAAATTCCTCGCCGTATGTGTTCTTAATAATCATAGTCTTATAACCTCCATAATATGTATTATTCCGCTTGTAGCGTTTTGGACTCCCTCATATCCTCATGCAGATAATCGGGAGATATTCCAGCGGAAGCGTTCAGGCGTTCCGCTGGTGTTGATGTGGTTGAATTACCATGTAATGCGTTTGGGTATAAATTCAATTTCTGCATTGCTATATGCAGTTATACAGTCTATCGGTGTATCAGGTTCGCCATCGAAATTTTGATATTTTGTGCATATTTTTGGCGCATGATCTTTACGGGGATCAACATCAACAAATAACTTTCCGTTTTCGTTTTTATAAACGGGTCTGTTGTAACTGTCATTTCCAATATAAATTAATGTTATTCTCATCAAAAAATCCTCCTATCAAATACACGTTTTATTTGTTTAGCTGTCTCCCACCATTGCAAGAGACTAACAGTTATACAGCCGTTTAACCGTGCTATTTTTAACATTTGCTTATAGTTTATGGTTTGATTGTGTTATTCTTCCTCTGCAAATTCGAGATCGTCTTCTATTTCGTCAAGAGCTTCCGAAATAGCCCAACCTAAAAGATAACATCTGATAATTACGTCAAAATATTCCCAGTCTTCATTAAGAAACTTTTCGCCTACTGTTTCATTAGTAACGTACAATTCTTTACAAGCTTCGGAAAGTAAATCCATATTATCATCAACATACCCGAAAGCTTCAGCACAATTAAATGTGTAACTTCCGCTTGCGTTGCCTGTTACGCTGTCTTCGTTCCAAAGAATATCATTCAGATCGTTTTCGAGTTCCTCACGGTCGGAATAGTTTGAAGTGTTGACCTCGTTTTTGATATAATCCTTTATATCGGATTTCATTGCTTCAAGATAATTATACATGATATTTAACCTCCAAATTATTATTTACTTGTGTTCTCTATGCTTTTCAAGCCTTACGCTTGCGTTAGTGTTTTCTTTATATTCTTTGTAACGATCTTTAGCTTCTTTGTATGTATATTCAGAACATTCACATTCCCATCCGTAACCGTAATTTGTCATTATATCCCATCTGTCAATGGTTTTTCTTTTATTAGTGTTTTTCATTTGTTTAACCTCCATAAAATTGCATAGCATATTATCAATTACTTTATATTGATTGCATTGTGCAGGTTTTTACCTCTATTCTCCGCTTGTTACGGCGGAAGAATTCGGAAAGTCTGAAGCGGATCACCTGGATGAATGTTGCTTTTATAGTGTTCATAATTATTAGCTCCTTTAATTATATTTTTTAGTTCCCGATTTGTCAAGCCGTTTTATTGGCTTGACTTTTTCGGGATTTTGTGTTATGATTAGTTATTATCCGATTTGGCTGATGTGTTGTTTTTAGGGTCGTTTAACTCAATGTACTTGATAATCTCAATTATCTTTGTATCGTCAAGTCCTTCAGATCTGAGCTTGTCAATCAAATTAACAACTTCTCTTCCAGTCATTTCATACACCACCTTTTCACCACCTTTATAATATAATTGGTACTTATATTATATCGGATACGGTTTATTTTGTAAAGGGCATTTTGCTTTTGTTTTGTTCTCTTGTCTTTTACTGTTATTATTATAACATAGATTACTGTTAATGTCAATAGTTTTTCAGAAAAATCGTGCATAAATATAACATAGATTACTGTTATTTGTTTGTGCATAATATACAAAGAGGTGATATTTATGCCGATGAGTAAAGCCCATATTAAAGCAAGCAATAAATATAACAAAGAAAATTACCGCAAAATTCAAGCAAATATTAAACCTGCTGATTATGATATTATTGAAGAGTTTTGCCAAAAGAATAATATCAGTAAAGCGGAATTAATTGTTAGAGCTTGCAAGATGTATATAGACAATACAAACAAGGGATAAAAATATGCTTGACAATTTCGTTTTTTTGTGTTATGCTTAGACTATGAATTACAAGGGCGTCCTTGATGTCGCTTTCTGCCCTTGTAATTTACGGCTTAATTACGTGGATTTGCTTCAATGGCTTCTTCCCAAGTCGCATATTCACGTCCGTCAGCCTTGCCGATATATGAGTATGTGGTGTACTCTGTATCGGCGTTTTCATAGTCTGACATATTATGTATTACCGTCCTTTCTTATTTACTTGTAAAGTTTAGGTTTCCTTTGTGTTTTCCTTTCCTTTACTGTGATTACATTATAGCACAGTCTAGACTATTTGTCAATGAATATATTGTATTTATAATATTAAACATTTATGAATTATAGGAGCTTTGAATTTATGGATAAAAATAATATTGAACGTGAAAAATTATTTAACAAAAAAGAATATGACAAAAACTATAAAAAAGAACATTATAAACAATTTAATACAAATATATCAATAGAATTAAATGAACAAATAACAAATTATTGCAAGGATAACGGCATAACAAAAGCCGACTTTTTAAGGCTTGCAATAGACAAGATTATAAATAACCTATAACGCACTATACACGCCTATACAGCTATTTAATATATGCAGTAGTGTAATTATATTATTGTTTATAATGTTGCTGTAATAGGCGTTATATTGGATCATTTAGTGTATTATTGTATAATGTTGCCTAACCGATGGGCATTGATTAAATGAATACAGCAAATATATAATGTACTATAATCATAGCAATATAATATATTTTAATGTAGTAAATTATTTATAGAAGCGTCGGAGCTAATAGCCAAATATAATCAGAATGTGTAATATTGAAATGTCAATAGGCATAATATATAAATATAATAATAGTGTATTGTGCATATTGCATAATAACGGTCTGAGCCTGAAGTATAGCCGTGAGTGCTGCTATAATGCGTTATACGGCGTTTTGTTTATAGTGGTATATTTATATTAATAGGTATGTTAAAATGGCGTGTGTGCAATTTATTGTTATTTGATATAATTTTATTGTAATTTGATATTTTATTATTGATATTCAATAATCGACGTTTATAGAATGTTAATAATTATGATGTGTTTTAGATATATTTATGTTGTAATATTGCATAATTTTAGGTGTGAAATTTGGTTATTTTGCAAAATGTGAGAGTGCCTGAGCTGAAGCGGTTAAGTGACAGAGTGGTTATATACCAATGTTGTATATTTTAATGTAGTAAAGTTTAGTTGGTTAAAGTATAGTAATACAGTAGGAATATAAGGATATTGTAGGGCAGACCTTGAGAACATAACCGGAAATGATTATTTGTGTACTGTTTAGGTATGGTTATAATGGTAATATACGATGTATTTTTTAAAATATCTCTTGTATGCTTTTGTTTTCTCTTGTTTTCTCTTGTTTTCTTTATTATGCTTTGATTTGATTTTATTTATTTAACAATGTTAAATAAATTAACAATGTTAACGAACCATTAAAAATGACTACTATTCATTATTTTTAATGCTGCCAACAACAATATTTATATAACAAATTCAAGAAATGTTAATAAAATTAGCTCTAAAATTCATTAAGAAATGTTAGTAGAAATATTTCTAAAATATGTCTGTCTATGTTGCTTTTGGGGGAAAAATAACATAGAATCGGCAGTACAACCGGGAGGGTACGTTTACATTTAAAAGTTTGTTAACATTTGCTTATAGTCCTATAGTAGTTCCACTCAACTCACACGTCTAAAAATCCAAATTGACACTCACCCATAATTTCTCTCATAATCCAAAAAACAAAAAAATACTCCAAAAATATTCCAAAAATCATTCGATGCTACCTTTCGATAAACTTCCCTATTTATCCCACTTCCAGACCAACAAAAATAGTTCTAAAACACATCTATCTCAAGAACTCAAAATCCATATCCACACTGCACTTTCAGACAAACCATAGAACACTCTACACCAACTTTACCATTTCCAATAACAAATTACTCTATCTGCACAAACACCTCTCAAATCTAATCACAGAGCCTAATACAAGTATCTCAAAAATAATACCACAATACTTCATTTGTACTCAAACTTAAATTCAAAAATACAACTTATTCACTTCAGATCACACCTCAAACGCTCCAAAAATCAACACAAACCCTAAATCGCTCAAACACCGATAAAACCTATACTTTCTCCGAATGTTACAAAAATCAATCAAAAGTATCTAAAATTAAACCTATATCTAAGACATCAGAAGTATCTTAAATCAGGTAAATATCGCAAGTTTATTAAAATAAATCGAAGGTCATTAAAATTATAGGTTTGTAAAAAATAATAATATGTGATATACTATAGAAAAAAAATAAAAGGAGCAGTAATATGTATTTTCAAAAAGAGCCAAAAGAATTTAAAACAGCAGAAGATATAAACGAATTTATTGCAGTTGAAAATCCATATGAAAGAATCACCGAAAAAGAAAAATTAATAATTAATCGTATAGGTACATCACTTAATAACGTTATTCGTCAAAGGACTAATTTAAGTGGTGATATTCTTTTTCAAAAAGAACTTTTACAAAAATTAATAAAAAATCACTCATTGAAGGAGGACATAATTGTTCATAGAGGTGTAGAATCTATTCATTATGAAACGCAGTTGGCAAAAGAAAAAGGATATCCAGAGGATTATCTATACCATAATGGATTTGTGTACACTACTTTACTTTTTGATTACACATACTATCGAAATGTATATATGAATATTTTAATCCCCAAAGGTACAAACTATTTGTTTACAGGTTACTTTAGTAACATAGCTGGAAATGATTTACAAGATAGTAATTCAAAACACAATGCAGGAGATGGTGAGTTGATACTTGATATTGGAACGGTTTTCAAAATTGATAAAAAACAAATGACTACTATAGATAAATATGGAAAAGAAAGAACTATATATAATGTCCATGTTGTCTCAGTGTCTGATTGAGCAAATAAATAATTTATACTGGACGAAAAACTTGTTTTTTCGGACAAGCGTATAGCCCCAATGAAATGGGGCGTTTCTGGACAGCTTTGCTGGACAGAAATACGCAAGGGGTTAAACAATCAATATGGGATCTAATAAATCACAAATTTCAATAAGTAGATGTTAAAAAGCACTTGACAAAGTAAAAATAGATGTTATAATAAGAAGTAAGTAAGAAAATATTTTGTGTATGATAAAAGGGAGTGATAAAAATGAATATAAAGCCAAAAAGAAAATTCGTAAAAAATTATTAACGCCCAAATCTACTCTTTAATCTGTTTAATTAATGTTATCTGTTTAATTACGTTCCAGTAGAGTCCACAAATTTGTGGAAAAAAATCGTTGCTTTGAAAAAATATTCCACAAATTTGTGGAATAAATTCAAAATCACTCCACACTTTCTGTGGAGTGCCTAATTTTATAAAATGAAAGGATTTGATAATTTTTGGACTATTTTTATAAAGTTCCTATTGATCTGACTGACTACTTTGAAAACGACTATAAACAAATAATGGTCAGGCTGTGCCTTGAACGATACTCTAATATAGAGGGGGTATGTTTTACATCAATAAGTTTGATTTGTGAGAAATGTGGGTACTCTGTTGATAGACACGATAAATCTTTCTCTGGTTGTGTGCGTAAAGTTTTATTGTCTCTTGTTAAGAATAGTGAAATAACCCAGATTTATGGAAAAGATATAAGCTCTGTTCCAATATCAAATCAAGTTGGGTTCTATTTAGAAGATAAATTTTATAGTATTCCTACAAAAATGTTTACCAAGCTCTCTTACGATGTTTTTGATACCATAATTGGCATTGACTATCCTCTGAGCAAGCCTACTCTTCTAAAGGTATATATCTATATTAGAGGACGTATTATTGAAAATGAGCAGCAAGCTTATGGCTTTTACGGAAGCATAGAACGTGCTGTGAAGGACTTAGACTTGTCTCGTAAGACAGTAGATGCTTGTTTGGACTTGTTTGTAGACCACAACTTATTCATTAAATACACCACTGGCAGTTGTTACATAGACGGTGAGCCGAGAAACGTTCCCAATATATATGTACTTCCCGATGACCAAGCTGAGGATAACATCAAGGCTTTACTGGAAGAACTTAAACAGAGGTATAGAGTTGAGGATTTTGCTCCTGTTCTTCTTCCTCCTACAAGTAACAAAGGAAGTTATAAAACAAGTTAAAATTCACTTGACAAATTAAAATTTCCAGTATATACTATACTTAGGAGCAGTAAAAGGCTCAGAATTTATAATACTTATATTAAAGGAGATGTTAAAATGGCAAGTAAAATTAAAATCACAGATAATTTCTATTTTACAGCTGATTCAGACCAGTATATTCTTATGGAATGTGGTGAGCGTGAAAAGATTGATCGTAAGACAAGAAAACCTACTGGTGAAATTGGGCAGTATGAAGATATTATCGGATACTATTCATCTATAGAAGCTCTTATTAGAGGTTGTCGTAAGATTATGGTTAGAGAAAAGGTATCAGAAGGCAGTCTTACTACTATTGACGATATTATTGACTATATGAATAACATCAATGATAGACTCGATAATATTCTGTCCAAAGTAGAAGATTATTAACACGATACTCAAATACTCAACTCTGCACACGATACAGACACTTTACACCTTTATAGGTGAAATTATACTATCAAAGTTAAAGTGGCTGAAATCAGTTCAGATTAGCTCAGAACAGTATGCTTATATTTTACTGACAGCTTAAAATATGTTTGTTAAAATGGGACTTGACTCAGAGGATATAGGAGATGTGGTTCTGAGCGAGATGCAAGTGGCAATACTATTATAAATCATAAGGACGTAAGGAGATGATAACATAAAAGCTAACAATGTTGTAAGAAATGATAATATTGTGTTTACTGGGAATGATGCTTTGGAATATATAAAAATATGTGATGGAAGCTACGATAATACCAAGTATAAAGAGTTTAAAGCTTGGGGGAAGAAACATATTCACAGCAAACACGACCGTGAAACTGGTGAAGATATAATAACGTCTGATGTTATTGATTGGAATGGGATATATAAGGCAATAGAACAAGAAAAGGAGAATAATAAAAAATGAAGTCTAAAAATAAGATTACAATGGATTATAACATAAAAGATAGTGATATTGAAAAAATTATAAAAGAATATGAGGATAATCACACAAATCATTTGTTAAATAACCTTAATCGTGTTGGATATATATATTTGGCGTTAGACCCAGATAACAATTTTGTAAAAATCGGAAAGACTTCAAAAAAAGTGTCTCAGCGTATTGGAAATTTAAATACAGGAAGAACAAATCCAATTATTACCTATAAATCATTTGATTGTTGTAATATTCACGAAGCTGAAGCAATAGCCCATAAGATTTTTGCTCAACATAATGTTATAAGGGAATGGTTTGATATTAATTTTGATAATGCAACAAAAATAGTTAGTAGTATTGTTCAGAAAGTTAATGAACACCCTATTCCTATTAAAGATGATTCAAATTCGTCTTTACTGGCAAAAGACTATTTACAATATTTATCTGATTGTTATGACAATACAGTAATGATTCCAAAAGAACAATTTGAGTGTTTAATGAATACCTGTCAAGAATCAATAAAATTATGCGACCAAGTTATAGATTTAGTTAATGATGTTAATGAAGCTGTTAAACGTTATCAACATTCATCGCAACCAAATTTTGATCTTTGGATAACCGCCGTTGCAGATAAGCATATTGCCACGATTGCAACGGCGTTTGGTATATCGCATGACGAGGCTTATGAAATAGTTTTTAAATCAATGAGAGAAAAATATTCATATTTTTGGTATGACTCGGCTACTTGGCTTTTCAAAGACGAATATCATCTTGATGAATATGAAAATGTTAGGTTTATTGATGTTATTGCTGATAAACCCATATATCAGCATTGTTTCATTGAAACGGTTAATGCTCTCCTCATAGAAGGTGAGGTGACTACAAAATGAATATTAATCACAACATAATTTATCAGTGCAGTCAAAGTACTATGAGCCATAGACGTGATTTTGCTAAGACTATAAATCAGCTTATGGAAGCTGGCACTATGGAAGCAGGTGGTGAAGCGTGAACTTTGCCAAGGAATTTGCTTCTGTAGGGTTGCATTATGATTGCTCTACTTGCGGATTTAGTAATTGCAGTAGTAGGGGTCTTCCCTACTGTTGTGCAAATTACTTTCCTGAGAATATGAGTAACGTTATGGATAGTATTTCATTCAACCTTCGTATGAATACTGGCAAATCACATGATAAGAGACTTATAAGAAGACCTATTGATGATAGGTACAAGATGACTTGTGATGGTGATACGTTAGATAAATATTATGTCAATATGATAAACGATACGCTATCTGAGATTAGAAAAGGTAAGACTGCTTATTTGTTTCATTTGTCACAGATACAAGAAGTTATGAAATTTGAGGATATCAATTTTACATATAATAGCAGCGATGGCTGTTTTGCTGTTAGACTAAATAAAGGAGATGATAAAAACGAAATATCATAAAATAGCAAGAGCATCTTCTTGCCGAGGGCAGAGGACTACATATTAATTTTATTCTATATTAAGGAGGATTTTCAATGTTAATTGATATCACAAAAATCAAAACAGAAAACAGGATTCGCAAAGACTTCGGAAACATTCAGGAACTTGCGGATGACATCAAGCAGAACGGGCTTATCAACCCACCTGTTGTGATTGCCGAGACCGACGGCGCATTTACACTTCTTGCAGGAGAGCGCAGACTTCGAGCCATGAAGTCGTTAGGATATCGTCAGGTAGAAGTCAGAACATGGGGTTCTCTCACCGATGAACAGAAGCTTAATATCGAAATCAGTGAAAACGAAGTCCGCAAAGATTTCTCAAAGGCAGAACGTATTGAATACGCACGTAGGCTTGAAAAAATCGAGAGCGTTAAGGCGAGGGAGAGAATGGCAACGTCAACGGGCGGTGCTAACCCTCAGCTTAGTCAGAATTCTGTCAAAGTTGGGCGTACAGATGAAGCAATCGCTGAAAAGCTTGGTATCGGTAGTAGAGATACATACCGCAAAGAAAAATACATAGTCGATAATGCCGACACTCTTACACCTAAAGATTTCGCCGACTGGGACGAGGGCAAGCTCTCGACAAATAAAGCGTATCTGAAAATCAAGGAGCTACTTGCCGAAAAAGATAACCAAATAGCAGGATACGAAGCCAAGATGAAGCGTGTTGATGAACTCAAGGCGAAGATACAGTCACTTGAAACTGAGCTTGCAAATCGACCTGTTGAGACCGTTGAGGTCAAGCCTGACGATTACGATGATTTGATTAAACTTAATCGTGAACGTGCAAAAGATAATCAACAGCTCCGTTCTGAGCTTGATACTAAACACAAAGAATTAAGTGCTTTAAAGGAACAGATTAGAATTGAAAAAGAACAGAGCATACAGAAAAAGGTTGAGAATAAAATTATTGATGATGCTATCTTTTTCTGTGCAAAAGTAGACACATTTATTAAAGATGTGGGTGGTCTTGCTTATTTAAGTGATAAAATTAAGCAGTTACCCACATCTGAGGGGAAAGCATATATAAAAGCTGTAACATTGGTTAAAGCTTGGGCAGAAAACATTTTAAAGAACATTGATTAAGGAGAAAAATTATGGAAGCAATAGTTAATTCAAATGTAAATAATAATTATGATATGCAGACGCTTATGAATATTGTAGGTCAAAATGCAATGACTACAAGTCAAATTTCACAACAGCTTGGCATTGTAACTAACTCGATAAATGCTGTTAGAAGTGATATTGACACACTCAAAGGAGATATGACACAGCTTAAACTAAATGAAGAAATTACTACTACACAGCAAGAAACTATAATTGAATCAGCAAGGAAAAGAGTATGCTATATTCTCAGTTACAATAATGATGATATCTCTAAATATATGAAAATTTTTATTCAGAGACTTTATGCTGACACACGTTCTCACGCAGGTCTTGGAAGTAAAATTGCTCGTACTAAAAAGGGTGATTATCAAAGAGTTATTGATTACATAGAAGCTTGGATTCCTGAATGTGGCTGTGCAGAATTAAAACTGAAAGCTGATAAAAGAGCTGAGTCTCGCAGAAAAGCCAAAGAAATGGGTTATGATTGTTAAATACATATAAATAATAAAATCTGAATGGGAATATTGGCATAGTAACTGTTTAAAGATAAAGTTTGTATGTAAAATATAACGTGTTTAATTTCTCATTCAGATTTTATATTCTTATAAAGGAGATAATAAAAATGAATAAAGAGAAATTTATAAAACTTATGACTATTATAAAGGAAAGATACTACTCATTGGAAAGTATATATGACAAACTTAATGAGTTATTTGGAGACGTTAGTGATAGATTTATTGATGATATATCATTGTTCCCTATTATAAAGACTATTTCTGAAATTATCGGTGATAATGAATATTGGATAGAGTGGTACATATATGAGAAAGAATGGGGAACTAAGGAAGATATGGAAGTCACTGATGTAAATAATAATGTTGTACCTTCTGAAACATTGGAAGATTTGTGGGAGCTGATACAGAGTAGTAAGGAAGGTGACAAAATATGAATGATATAGAACTTTGGCATGGTGACTGTCTTGAACTTATGAAAGATATACCTGATAAGTCGATAGATATGATTTTATGCGACTTACCTTATGGAACGACTGCTTGCAAGTGGGATACTGTAATTCCTTTTGAGCCTTTGTGGGAACAATATAATCGTATTATCAAAGATAATGGAGTTATCTGTTTGTTTGGAAATGAGCCATTTTCGACTTATTTACGTATAAGTAATATAAAAAAATGGAAATATGATTGGATCTGGGATAAAAAATCAACTAATGGATTTTTAAACGCTAAAATAAGACCGTTAAAACGTACTGAAATAATTAGTATTTTTTCTAATGGGAAACCCGTATATTATCCAATAATGGTTGAACGTGGAAAGCCCAGAAATAAAGGTGCTTATAATCATCGTGAAGGCAATGGCGATATGGTGTATGGCAAATTTAAAAATTTAAAAACTTTTAATAATCTTTACTATCCCACAAATATACTTGAATTTTCTAATGCTGCACATAAAGGAAAGCTGCATCCAACTCAAAAACCTGTGGAGTTACTTGAATATCTAATCAAAACTTACACAAACGAAAATGAAACTGTTCTTGATAATTGTATGGGCAGTGGTAGCACGGGTGTAGCTTGTAAAAATCTTAATTGTAAATTTATTGGTATTGAGCTTGATGATATATATTTTGAGATAGCCAAAGAGAGAATCGAAAAAGCAAATGTATGATAAAAACAGATTTTTATTAATTATAAGGAAGTGATAATATTAAGCTTGCAATTATAGATGCAGACCTCATAGGCAGAAATAAACATAGATTTCCCAATCTTGTGTGTATGAAGTTGTCGTCATATTACAAACAACTCGGTTGGAATGTTGAACTTAAACTGGACTATGAGAATCTTGATACATATGATAAAGTTACTATTTCTAAAGTCTTTATGGATACGGAAATACCATTTGAACCAGAAGATAAGTCTATGAAGACCGAAGAATATATTGTTGATTTTTATAAGGATAACCTATTTCTTAATCTGCCAAATGTTCAATATGGTGGCACAGGGTTTTACTATGATAAATCTCCAAGGCTCGAAGAAGACATTGAACATATAATGCCTGATTATCATTTATATGACGATTGGGTAAATACTTGTATTACAAATGGTGAAAAACGAAAAGATTTTTATTGGTACACAGATTATTCTATTGGTTTTACCACAAGAGGCTGTATTAGGCATTGCAGTTTTTGTGTAAATAAAAATTATAATAAATGTTCTATTCACAGTAGTTTAATAGAATTTGTTGATAATACAAGAGCTAAAATCTGTTTGCTTGATGACAATATTCTTGCTTGTAAAGATTGGAGAAATATTATAGAACAACTTAATAACACAGGTAAGAAATTTCAGTTTAAACAAGGTATTGATGAGCGACTACTTACCGATGAAAAATGCGAAATGCTATTTAATCATAGTAATTATGATGGTGATTTTACGTTTGCATTTGATAATATTAAAGATAAGGACTTAATCATAAATCGCCTTGAAATGATACGCAGACATACTAATAGACAAATGAGGTTTTATGTGTTTTGTGCTTTCAATCATAACAATCCAAATCATTATGATATGGAATTTTATAAGAAAGATATTCACGATTTGTTTGAAAGAATTAAAATTCTTATGGAATATGGTTGTTTACCTTATATTATGAGATATAAAGATTATGAGATAAGCAAATATCGTGGAATTTACATAACTGTTGCAAGATGGTGTAATCAACCTGCTTATTTTAAAAAGAAATCTATTCGGGAATTTGCTCAATTAAGTCAATCTACTTGTAAGAGTAAATGTGCAGACGTTAGGTATCTTGAACAGATCGAAACTGATTTCCCTGAAATAGCAAAAGAATATTTTGATTTAAAATGGGAAAATATAAATAGATTTTTAAAACAATAATTTAAGGAGATGATAATATCAATCGTTATAAAGTTACTCATTTAGGGAAATCGTTATTACTTTATGCTGAAAATTTAGATGTTCTCAGGTCTGATTGGAAGGATTACATAGATGACGGCAGCGTGATAGAGTTATATCTAAACACAGAGTATCTTGACTATATTGACAAAATCAAAAGCAGTGCTAAATACATAGGGCAATACCACAAGAAAAATGGGTATGAAATACGAGAATGTTATAGTACGACTTGCTTTTGTGGAAAAGTTCTGATTCAGTTCACTCTTGATACAAGAGATAATACTTATATTGATTGTGTTCATTATCAAGTTTGGGAATATGGTTATATGTTAGTTCCTATATCTTGGACGGTAGGTGATCCAAAAGATTTTTACAATAATATTATCAATGTAGACAGAATGAGGTATGTGGAATATAGCTTTAGGTCATATAGTGAGCCAAAATTGACAAAACCCAAAGAACTAAAAGGCATCAAAAGCATTGGTTCTACTGAATTTATTGCAAAGAAATGTAATACACAGGTGTTTGTTGAGAGTAATGATGTCTGGATAAAGCATACGGATTACTTTTCTCCGACTTGGAGACCTCCTGTTGGAGAAAGAATTGATATGCCGTTAAGCTATTATTTGAGAAAGTATTTTGGAAAAAATAAAAGTGAAAAGTTTGTTTATCCTGATGGTTGGGGCAAAATCGTTCTTAGGAACGAAGCTTGGATAAGGCTCGATAATTTAGTTCCGATGTGCAGATATAAAGAGATGAATCATACTCAAATAGCAAGAGAAATTCTACGACAGCAGAAATTTGTTGTTAGTGGTATGACTGATGAAGTTTGTTTGGAATGGGAACGATACTGGGAGAGAGTTGTAAAGTTAGTTAGGGAGAATGTTTAAGGAGATGATAAGAGTTGGCACTAAATAAATTATATTATGTTTATGGTCTTGACACTGCTTGCTTTTATACTGATGAAGAAAATGAAATCGAAAAAAGACTTCTTAAAGCAAGACACTTGAAAAACAAATTAAAAGCTAAATACAAAACAGCAGAAAATATTAAGACGGCAGGTAAAATTGATACTTGGCACTTTTTAAACGAATACATAAAGAATACTAAGTCTGTCCTAAAGGAAATACTACATAGTAATATTGACATCACGAGAACGGCAAGAGAGGATAAACTATTTGACAAAGAAGGAAATCCTTCAATTAAAAGACGAGTATCTATATTTGATAGCTCATTAACGAGATATTTTGGACTTAAAGAACGTGAGTTTAATACTGAAATTGTTATTGTAAAAGTATTTTTCTTTGATGTTGCTGAAAGTATAGTTAAGCACGGATTCTATATGAATGGTTATAAGTATATCTTCTTCTCTGCATCGGCAGGTCAAATACGCACAAAAAAACTTGTTGCTGTACGAGAAGATTTGCTTAATACCTATTGGAACTCACTCACGGCTGGTTTAAGCATTGATAGAATAAATGAAAAAGGCTCTATCTGTATCAACAAGTTTTTAGCATATCTTGCTCTTTGCAACTCAGCAACAGATTTATGGGAAGACTTCAACATTGATGATTGTATTGTTGTTGATGATTTTGAAAATATAATCAATGGTACAGTAGATTATATTGATGACAAAACCTATAACATTGAACGAGTAACAAAAGATTTAGAGTTTACTCAAACTGATGGTGTAGGTATGATACTTCCTGAATTAACAGATAGAAATTTTATGGTGCGTTTGCCGTGGATAAAGGGATTGCTTGCTAAGTTTGATTTTATAAGGTTCATTAAAGAAAACAAAGCTACTGGTGTGGTAACAGATATTTATGGACAAGAACACGATATACTAAAGGAGAATATCAAAATCATATTCACTAAAAGTCAATTAAAGATGTGGAAATTTTTTGATGATTGGAATGAGTATAAGGATAACTTTAAGAAATATCATTGTACTGCTGGAATATGTAATCGTGAAGAAGATATTATTTCGGACTCAGTAATCAACTATCAGATGATACAAACACTTTCAGATATGACTGATGAAGAAATACATTCACTTGCAAAATCAAATGTTCAAGATATTGAAAAAATGGCAAGTGATGTAAAGACGATGCTCAAGGTGTTTGGCGTTACTGAGTGGAATTGTGATAAGACTGGTTTTCAGAGGTGCTTAGAGATATATCCTGAATTACTTTCTGATTTACATTGTAGAAATACTCTTAAAGAAATAAAGAATAAATTAGAAAAAGATTTATGGTCAGCACGTTTTGATATGGGGGGTAAGTACACATTTGTAATTCCCGATTTATATGCTTTTTGCGAATGGCTGTTTTTAGGAGTTGAAAATCCAAAGGGACTTTTAAAAGATGGAGAAGTATGTTGTAAATTGTATGATAACGGTGAGAAACTTGATTGTTTAAGAAGCCCTCATTTGTATCTGGAACACCCCATAAGAATAAACTGCACTAATTTGGATTGGTTTAATACAAGAGCTATTTATATCAGTTGCCACGATTTAATTTCAAGAATTGTACAATGCGATTTCGATGGTGATAAATTACTTGTTACCAATAATAAAACACTTATTGATGTTGCCGAAAGAAATATGAAAAATATAGTGCCACTATTTTATGATATGCGTAAAGCTTCTCCTGAACCTATAACACCATCGAATCTGTATAAAGGATTATTACTCGCTTATAACGGTGGTAATATTGGTTCTCCAAGTAACGACATAACGAAAATCTGGAATAGTGGTAAAATAGATGATGAAAGGCTAACAGTTGTAAAGTGGCTTGTCGCAGAGGTAAATTACACTATTGATTATGCAAAAACGTTATATAAACCCGTCAGACCAGACAACATCAATAAAATAATAACCAGTTATACTAAAGCTAAAGTTCCACATTTCTTTATGTATGCAAAAGATAAAAAGTCAGAACAAGTTGAAAGATGCACCTCCTGTACGACAGATAGAATTGCAAAGTTGTTTCCGAAGAGAAAACTCAACTTTAATTTCAAGCAAGAGAATATTGGAAAATTCGATTACAAGGTGTTGATGAATAATCATGATGTTGAAATACTACCTGAAATTGCAGATACCTACAAAAAAATATCATCAACTCTTAATTTTAGAAATTTAGATGATAAGAAATATAATAATTACATAGCTGTATTTGATGATGCAAAGCAAAGGATTTTGAATATGCCTTACGATAAAAACGTTATTATTGACAACATTATCTTTGATTTATTCGGCAAAAGGCATACTCCATTAAAGAGAGCATTTTGGTTCTTATTTGGAGATGAAGTTTATGAGAATATAAAAAAGAATTTGGAAGACGGATTAGATTATTGCCCTCGTTGCCATAAAAGGTTTTATAAAACTCATAAGAGTCAAAAGTATTGTTCCAAATGCCAAGGTTATGTTAAACAAAAGGTTAAGACTGTTATTTGTTGTGATTGTGGTAAGGAATTTGAAATTGGTGTAAATAACAGAAAAATTAGATGTGATGAATGTTACAAAAAAGAAAGGAATCGAATAAATAGAGAAAATTTAAGGAAATATAGGAATAAGTTACAAATGTAATACCTGTTCATTTAATTAAAAAACACCCACAAATGCCGTATTTATGCGGTTTGTGGGTGCTTTTTAATTAAAAATCGATACCCTATTGGAAAGAAAAATCTATCAATCTATAACGCTTTCTTTTCGTGATATAGCAAAATTATCTCAATATAAACTATATCACATAATAAGTCAAATGTAAATTGACAAATTAAACAAAAATTTATTATGAATGGTGGTTAAAAATTTGATCGCAATTTCAAAAGCTGAAGCACAGGAACTCAGAAAGATACTTCCTAATGCAGAAATTCACAAGACTCTCAGAACTAAATCGGGTCGTGGAAAGTATTATCTCGTTGAAGAAAAGAAAAATCTTATTGCTTTGGCAAAACTCAGAAATGCTGATATAAAGTCAATTACTGAGTAATCAATTATCCCCTACTGTCCCAGACCCCTACCTACTATGTCCACAAGCCACTGTGGTTCATCTCCTTTTACAAACTCTTTTCCTAAATATATACCTCCTGAAATATATTTTATCTCCTTTTCTTATAGTAGGTATGGTTGTGGGACAGTAACAAAAAATCAAATATCCTATGTAAAGCATAGGGCTGTCGGGTGGCAGTAACTTATTTTTAAGGAACACTTTAATATGATTGATGTTAAGAAACCTCTGGAAAATGCAAATCTCACTGTAAATTGTGAATATATGGATTTGTTTGATATGAGTTCACACTCGGAGAGAAAAATTTATCTTAATGATGAAATTGAAGCTATTTCAGCTCACGATATAATTTATGAAATTTTGAGATTCAATGTTGAAGATAAGGATGTTGCTGTATCTGACAGAAAGCCGATTTTACTATATTGTACATCTGTCGGAGGGTCTGTTATAGACGGATTTGGAATTATAGATGTTATTCTAAGCAGTAAAACGCCAGTATATACGATAAACCTTGCATATCAGTATAGTATGGGATTTCTTATTGGTCTTGCAGGTCATAAGCGTTATGCTATGCCAAATGCAACTTTTCTTCTTCACGATGGACAGAATTTTGTATGGGATAGTTCTGCAAAATGTAAAGACCAGCTTAAATTTCAAGAAAAGCGGGAGCAGAGGATTAAAGAATATGTTATTGAACACAGTAACCTCACTGAAAAGGAATATGACGAAAATTATCGTGTAGAATTTTACACTTATGCTGATGAAGCAAAGAAATATGGTTTTACTGACTATATTATTGGCGTAGATTGTTCATTGGACGAGGTGCTTTGATATGGGAAGAAAATTTCTTGATACTTGTTCCCTACTGGAATTAGCTAATTCATCTGATATAAATGCAAACGATATTTGTCTATCGAGTATTACATTACAGGAGCTTGAAAATATCAAAACTTCTGCAAACAAGGATAGTGAGACAAAATATCGGGCGAGAGTTGCTGTCCGAGCATTAAAAGATAATCCCGATGTTGAAATAATAGTAGTCAATAAGGACGATCATAATTGTCTTGATGATAAAGAACTTGAAATTACAAATGATAATCTGATTATTGCTTCTGCATATAGATACTCACAGGAACACGACATTGTATTTTATACAGAAGATTTGCTTTGTGGATTTATTGCTAAGAATTACTTTGGACTTGAGGCTCAGAGTGTTAAGACTGATGATAAATCTGATATGTATAAGGGATATAAAGTAGTTATTCCTACTGATGAAGAGTTGGCACAGGTCTATGATAAGGATAATTGCTACAATCTCTTTGGTTGTAATATAAATGAATACGTTGTTATCAATGATTCTGAGGGTAACTTCTGTGATGTTCTCAGATGGACTGGAACAAAATACGCTAATGTGTTTAACAAAGTTATCAAAACACTTGCTTTTGGAGATAAGATTAAAGCCAAAGATATTTACCAGCGTATGGTTATGGATAGCATTTTAAACAATACAATGACTTGCATTTCAGGTAAGGCAGGAAGCGGAAAGAGCCTTTTAAGTCTTGTTTGTGCTATGTATCTTATTGAAAATGGTAAATATGATAGTCTTGTTATACTTTTTAATCCCTGCCCTGTCCGTGGAGCAACACAGATGGGATATTATCAAGGATCGCTTATAGACAAGGCGATGCAATCAAATATCGGCAATGTATTGATAACCAAATTCGGAGATAGATTTGCCGTAGATAATTATATTGCACAAGGTAAAATTAAACTTATTCCAATGACAGAATGTCGTGGTATGGAAATAAGAGATAATGAAATTCTGTACATTACAGAAGCTGAGAATACCACTGTTGACCTTATGAAAATATGTTTATCAAGAGTAAGTTCTGGTGCCAAGGTAATTGTTGAGGGTGATTTTGAACAGGTTGATTCAAAACTTTTTGATATAAATAACGGTATGGCAAGAGTAATTGAAATTCTTACAGGCGAAGATGTTTTTGGATATGTACAATTACAGAATATTTGGCGTAGTAAGATTGCTACTCTTGTTGATAAATTATAAGGAGATATGGATAAATGGCTTCAAAAGTTAACAGAAAATATAGTTGTGACGTGAAGGGTATGATTTCTACTGATGATGGCATTATTACTATCGAGGTAGAAGATATGGAAGAGCCTGTTGTACTCGCTGACTTTATTAAGGATTTTGTAGGTAAGCCTGATTGTAAGGTTTCAGTTTCTTATGGCGAGGAACTGTAATAAGAGGTGTAAATGACTGACTATAAAAGATTTGATGGCGAAACAGATGATGCTTTGATTCTGAGAATTTGCCGAGATAAAGATATTATTGGTAGTTGGGAAGATGTTTGTGAAATTCTAAACAATTTGCTTGGTGCAAATTATCGTCCTAATACATATAGAAATAGATTTCAGAATTATGATAAATTTCGTCAGGCTGATTTAGGAACAACTGGAAACTCTCTACTTGAAGAAATCAAGGAACAGAGGAAAGAGCTTGAAAAAGAACGTATTAAGTTTCGTGATGAACGTAATGAATATAATCGCATTATAAGAGAGGAAGCAAGAAAAGAATCGTATATTGATATGGTAAAGCGTATGTTATCTGATTACGCTCCCAAGTCATTAAATTATACTACTCCTCCGTCTTATAAATCTGATACAGATATGGTTCTTGTAGTTTCTGATCTACATTGTGGAATTGAAGTAAATCATTATTTAAACCACTTTGATTCTGATATTTTGGCTGATAGGTTTGTTACTTGTCTTAGCAAAGTTATAGAAATACAGAATAGGCATCAGTCTGAAAATATTACTGTACTTATTTCAGAAGTAATAAGCGGTCTTATTCATGAGAATTTACGATGTGAAAATAATGAAAATATAATCGAGCAGTTTCTTACTGTGACACAGTATATTAGTGATTTTCTGACTGAACTTTCTAAGCATTTCAATAATGTCGAGGTACTTGTTATGCCAGGAAATCACAGTCGGGTCACACCTAAAAAGGAAAGTAGTCTAAAGGGTGAAAATATAGACAATCTGCTTATTCCTTATTTGAGGGCTGTTCTACAGAATATAAGTAATATTCATTTTCATAAGAACAATATTGACGAAAGTATTGCTATGTTTTCTGTAAGAAATAATACTATTTATGCTGTACACGGAGACAAAGATGCTCCCAATAATGTAGTTCAAAATCTTACAATGCAGTATGGCATTTGTCCCAAACTTATTTATATGGGTCATCGCCACAAGAACAGTATGGAAACTATTTATAATACAAAGGTCATTTCCGCAGGTTGTTGGTCTGGTGTTGACAACTACGCTATTGATAATAGATATAATACACGTCCTGAGACTGTACTGTCTGTTATTAATGAAAATGGTCTTGTATGTAACTATGATATTAAGTTAAATTAATTGATTTGAAAGGAATATAAAATATATGACAAAGGCTGAATTTATTACAAAGGTTAGAGAACACTCGGAGCTTTCTAAGGCACAGATTGATGAGGTGCTTACAGCAATTCTTGATACTATTGTTGATAGTGTTGCAGCTGGCGAGAAGGTCAATTTCGTTGGCTTTGGTTCTTTTGAAAAGCATAAGAGAGCCGCAAGAACAGGCGTAAATCCCTCCACAGGAAAGCCTATTGAGATAGCAGAAAAGAATGTACCTGCTTTTAAGGCAGGTAAGGCTTTTAAGGACACGGTTGCTTCAAGTAAGTAATCTGAGGTGATTATATGTTAAAGGTAAAGTCTCATAATACATATCTTATGCTTGAATCACTCATTTCGGATATTCTTAATGATGTCAAACGCAAGCTAAACGTGTCTGTAGTAGTACAGGGAGATATTGTGAAGCCGATTATAAAGGCAATGATGAATATTGACGACATTGATATTCAGCTTCTTGACTATGATTTCTACGACTATGGCGGTGAATATTATATTGATGTCATTTGGCACGATAATATTCCTGAACTTTGGGTCGAGAAGGCTTGGAATGATGAAACTAGTAGGTACCTTGGTAGTGAATCAGATTTCTATTATGTAGCTTCTGATATCAGCACTAAGATGTATAATTATCTTGATGGTCTTGGAACTGTTTTCTCTATTGAAGAATGATTAAATATTAAGACGGTGGGTCGCAATAGTGGCTCACTGTCTTTTTATTGCGAGTTGGTCTAATGGTAGGATTAGGGTCTCATAAACCTTAGATTTACGTTCAAGTCGTAAGCTCGCACCCAATAGTAAAAATCACTGTCAATGAAGGTTTTTGTAATAACCATCGTGAGTGTACGATTATATTATGGTCAAATTTAATCAGATGCCTCAAATTATGATGATTATAGTTTTTGGCGTTATACATAGCTATGAGCATTTGTATTAACAATAGTTGACAAAGTGTTTGACCAACACTATTCGTCTGATGACAAGGATAAGAGTAAATGGATATGATGCCTTGTAAAAACTTTATTCTAACGTGTGCAATAAACCTATTAAGATTATCCATTCGAGATAGTACGAATAGAATAGACATACTGAAGTAATTGGATTCTGATTTATCAGAATGGGCGTTTATAAGTATGTTATATGTAAACACAGATTTAATACGTTTGTGTTTACACCAAGTAGGCAGTTCTCGATAATCTGCTGTTAGTAGCTCTGTCTGCGGACAACTGAGGTCAAAGTAGATATGCGTATCAAAATGACTAAATCAAATATGAAGTGAAACCAACACTCTTTAAATAAATGGTAAAAACGGAAAATATAAAACAATAATAAACTTGTTTGTAAGAAAGATGCTTGCATTTTCCCATTTTCACTACCGTTTGTGAAGTTTATTCGTCCAGTCGAGGGTGGAATGACGTTAAACTCTACCCTACCATAATGGTTCTGAGAAAATAATTATCAGAATTATGTTTACAATAACCCCGATGAAAACGGTTGTCAACCTTTCGGGACACGATTATAATGAATGTTTATGGAATGATAGTTTTATAAGCAAGTCAACTTTGTATTATGAAAGTATGCAAGATGAGAGGAAAATCCTCAAATTTAGTTGTGGTGCTAAGAGTTATCGCTTCAAAAAGCACAGAACTTATCGCTGTGGTAATAGACGCTTCTGTGAAGAATAAGCCTTATACTAACGAGTGGAATCGCAAAGTCACTAAGGTAATCCAAAAGAACACAGTCTGTTTTGATGCTTGAGAAATCAAGCTATAAGGTAAGTCGCTGGTAAAAGTAGCCATATGACAGTATTGGGAACAAATCTTTTTTTTGTAATGATTTTAAAGAAAATTTCAAATGCTGAATGACTGGTGAAATTTGTGTATAACCAATTACACGCAAGCTTTGAGAGTAATCTACGGTAAGAAGCTATAGGGTCGCTACCTATAGTTCAGCCTTATCGTCTTGGTGGCTGAATATTGAAGAAGATAATGGAGGTACGGCGAAGGTCGTATTGCAGGCATAATTGTGGGAATTATTTTTTAACTGAAAACAAATAAAAAATATCCCGTTCTGTACACTAATACAGAACGGGATATATGATAAATGCTTGAGATAACTACAAATAAACAATGTTGAAAGGATAATTTTATGCTTGAAGTTTTACAATATATCTTCAGTAGCTTTTGGATATGGTTGGGGTTTATAATAATAATCCTCATACCGTTTTCAGCTCTGAAAGAACCTATTGTCGGAATACTGCACAGTATCAGTGGAATACTTAATCATAAAACTGAATGTTATCGTTTGTCAAGAGAACTTATTTTAAAAAATGATGAGTGGAATACTATACAAAAAATAAGATATATGTATCAAATAAGAACTAAAAAGGGATTTGACAGTTTTATTGAGAAACATTTATCATTTAAAATATAATGTAAATTATATTTTAAAAATTAACCAGAACATTGTTCAATGATATAATCTTGGCTTTTATAATAATCAACTATTTTATCCAATAGTAAAGGATCACTGTTTTCTAACATTCCGTCATATAATAAATTTACAAGTTCAGCTCCGCACCTTGTATAAGTAATATGCCCAATCTCAATCCCTTCATATTTTAAAAAAATGCATATTTTTTTTCTATAATAGCTAAAAAACACTCTATTTGAACCATTGTATATTTTCGATCTGTTATAAACATTAAAATTAATTAATCCTAAATTTGAAAGATTGCTTATATTATTGTAGTTTACGTAGTTTTCATTATAAAAAATTATATTATAATAATCCAATAAATCTTTGTTAGGATAAAAGAATAAAGGGTATTTTGTATCATCGTCAGAATTCAAAATCATGACAGAATGTGAACATAAATACGAAAAAATTTCCGCATCTTTTGAGTTCATAACTTGAAGAACTTGAAGAAGTTTTTTGCTGACCGAATTTCCATCCTCGCATTTTGATGCAAGAATTTTTGCCCAAACAGTTTGCATGTCCTTATCAGTTACATTCTTAGAAATATTATCATACATTCCAAGCCATTCGTCATCAACTGTTGGAAGTAATTTTTCTAACGATTGTCCTTTACCACCAAGCATTGAATTTGCAATATTGTAAATATTTGTGTTGTTCATAATCTCCTTTTTAATTTTGTTCAAATTACGCATTATGACATACTTTTCCATAGGATTCATGTTTGGATCATGCTCTATTTCGTCAAGTAACAATTTATTGGCTCTATATGTTGGATTCGCAGATAAAAGTTTATCAATGAAACCACTTCCTTCTTTTGCAACATTAAGTGCTTTTTCTGCCACTTCTAAGCCATCTTTAACTGACATAAACATTTCATCCTTTCAATGTAATAAATCTTAAGTTTTTATATCGTATAAAAATCGTGATTGTTTATATACAAGTTATTAGTAATTAAGTTATTTATAGCATATCACTTTTGTATAATAATTACAATAGTTTTCACAAATTAGTAATGTAGAAAAATCTGCAGATAATTTATTGAGATATTACAAAATAGACATTTTTAGGTTTTTAAATATAGTTGTAGGAATTAAGCTGACAATTTTTAAGGATAGATTTACAATATAAGTGCAACACATGGAAAAAATAATGACACATAAAGCAA